CAGTTGGGTCTGTAATAGTTAATGTAGTTTCATGAGCATCGGGAGTTGCACCTTCAAACACTACTGCATTAGCCGCATTCATTGTAACTGTATCAACAGTAGTTGTAGTTCCTGCAACACTTAAATTAGGAACAAGCAAAGTTCCTGTACTTGGATTATATCTTAATGCTCCCGTATCATCTAATAATCCATTAGATTCATTGTGGAATACTACGGGGAAATTTGTATTTGCGGTGCTATCAGCAACAGTAGTTACACTTGTTTGAGAATCAACATATGCCTTGATAGATTGTTGTGTAGCAAGATGAGTATCAGAATCAGAGGAAAGGTCATTTTCATCTAATACTGGAACTACTAAATCTACTGTATCATCACCTGTTTGATAAGTAGCAGTAATAAAAGTTTCAGTATTTCCTGTAAACATACCTCCTGCAAAGTCACGAACTTGTGCTTGCGATAATTGAGTATTAGTATCAGTAGAGGCAAGAGTCAACGTTCCTGCCGTATCGTCATATGTCTTGGTGATATTAGAACCTGCTACGATTACACCTGCTACGAAGTCTTCAACCTGCTCTTGGGTTAGTTGAGTATTGGTATCTGTGGATGCAATAGTAATATTATTTGCATCTGTATGTGTTAATGTAACATTAGAACCTGCTACAAACTTAATGTCTTGTGTTCCACTACTTGCACCACTTTTAGTTAAACGCAATATAATATCATCAGAAGAATCAACAAACGAAGATGCAAATACGTTTTGTGTATTAGTATCAGTAACAGAATTAGTAATGGTTACTGCACCACCACTTTCAGCAATAGTAATTCCTGTTCCGGCAGTAAATGCTAACGTTTCACTAGAACCTAATGTATTTCCACCTGCCGTTACAGTTCTAAATGTATTATCATTAGCGGTCATGTCATCTACGACAAGATTAATTTTACCTGCTCCATCTCCACCATCTACATAGGTTGCACTAATTCTAGTTTCAGTATTGGAAGCAAACATACCACCTACAATATCTTGAACTTGTTCTGTTGTTAATTGTGTATTAGTAGTAGACATACTACCTCCCAAAGAAACAGAAGTTCCATCAATAGTGATAGAACTATTAGTTAGAGAACTGTTACCAATATTACTTAGAGTATTATTACTTGCATTAATTGTTTTATTTGTTAGTGTTTGAGTTTCTGTTAATTGAACAATATTACTATTTGTTATAGAAGCAATTTTAGTAGCAGTAGCGGCATTACCTGTTGTATCTTGATTTAGTGTAGCAATTCTACCTGCCGCTATAGTTCCACTTGTTATTTGACTACCATTAAGTGCAGTTAGTAATGAACCATCTCCCTCAAAAGAACCCGCTTTAAATCTCTCAGCACCAATAGTCCATTCATCTTCACTCTCATCCCAAAATAATGTTTTATTAGTAGAACTTCCTCTTTCTATTTCTATTCCCGCATCTTGTGATGGTGTTCCTGTTTCATCTGAATTAAGAGTAATTATACTATCCCCTATGTTTACAGTGTTTGAGTTTACAGTAGTTGTATCACCACTTATAATTAAATCTCCTGCAACAGTTAAATCGTGATTAACTGTAATAATTCCTGAATCAGCAGTTCCTAAACTGTATGATGCTACATCATTAAGTAAGGCAGTAATTTCACTAGCAGTTTGGTCAGCAGTAGCACTTGCTTCTATTGCATTGAGTTTAGAATGGTCAGCATCAGTAAATACATTTGAATCAGAAGCAGATTCAACAAGGGTTCTAATTTCTGCCGCAGTTTGGTCTGCCGTTGCAGATGCTTCAATACTATCTAACTTAGTTTTATCTCCATCTGCAAAAGCACCTTCTGATGGTTTTACTTGTAATGTAGATATTGTTACTCCTTTAACTCCTGCAAGGTCAGTGAGTTCTGAATCCATTAATGCTCCTGCCGCAGTTACATTTGCAGTATCAGTTACATCAGCATTTGCTTCTATATTTGCTAACTTAGATACATTAGCCGCTAATTGGTCAAACTGCGTATCAGTCATTAAACCATGAGCAGAAGTTGTAGCATCCGGTAAAGTTGTAGTAATAGTGCTTCCATCTGTATATGTTAATGTTAACAATCCTTCTGTAAATGCTATACTTGCAACCGCAGATAAAGCATCTAAAACTAATTGCCCGCTATTGCCTACACTAGTATTTATAGACGTTCCACCTTCTACTATTACGGAACTAGTACCGCCACCGTTTGCACCTGTTAGTTTTAGAACAACATCATTACCGTCAGAAGTATTTGCCGCAGTTAATGTATAACCAAGAATATTATTACCATCTAATTTAGAATTTAGTTGACTTTGTATATCACCTGTAACATTAGAAAGATAATTTAATGTTGTAGCATTTACTAAGATACCATCTAGTCTGTTTATTTCAGTTGCATTTGCAGTTATTCCTAAATCACCTAATGTTGTAATAGTATTTCCTAAAGCAGTAGTTAATCCTGAGATTTTACTTTGAGCAATAGAACCTGCTAAATGGTCGTTAGTTACTGCTCCTGTGGTAAGTGAGAAATTATTAGCATTATTAGCAATACCATCTAACTTATTACTTCTAGCAGTTGTGAAATTAACTTGAGTTAATCCTCCATCACCAACAGAATATTCTGTATTAATATAATTACCTGCATGTATGTTTGTTGAACTTTGGTCTACTGTCCAATCTATAATTTGATTTCCTGAAGGAATTGTTGGTTTATTTTCTATGAAAGAATCTGCGGAAGAAGATGTTTCATTCCAATTTGACTTTACATTAACTTCAGCACCATTTGCAATGCCATCTAACTTAGATTTTAAGGTAGCAGTAAATAGTTTATTATTTGTTCCATCTGCTAATTTATCAGAACTAATAGCGGCATTAGCGGCAATATTAGCATTAACAATAGCAGTTGTATCTGATGCTAAATATGCAAGAGCAGGAATATCACTCGCAATTAATTTATCAAAAATATTAACTAAACTAGCCCTTCTTAAAGGATTACCTGAAGTAACTGAACCATCGTCAAACATAATAAAGTCAGCCGTTCTATCAATACCTGTTTCTAGTCCTAATCCACCACTAGAATCATTAATATTAATTTTTAACGTTGACCCTGTTCTAGTTAGTCCATTTCCAATTGTGAGACTAGGTTCTTTACCTGCTAAGGAAGTAGATAAACCATTTATTTTATCTTGGGCAATATTTGCATCTGAAGCAATAGCAGTATTACCAATAACTCCATTAGCAATTTTATCAGCAGTAATTGCATCATCATTTATTTTAGCAGTAGTTATAGCACTATTAGCAATATAAGCAGTGGCAATTGCAGTACCTTGCCATGTTCCTGTTGTTATAGTTCCTACAGTTGTAATATTACTTGTACCTGCAAAACTAGAGATAGCAGTATTTTCAACATTACCTAATCCTAAATTTGCTTTAGTTAATGTTCTTTTTGTCATAGCAGTAATGTGTCCAGTACTATCAGTAACTAATGTATCTAATACTTCTGCACCACTTGTATCTAAATTGGTAACAACATTAGTAGGATGAGTGTAATTATTATATTCTGTAGAAATTGGTATATTATAATACGCACTACCATCATTAGTAAAAGTCCATCTATCTGATGCCTCATTCCATTTTAAGAGAACATTTGTACCGCTTCCTCTTTCAACTTCTAGACCCGAATCATATGCGATACTATTAGGAGTACCAGTAATATCACTATTTAATGTAATAAAATTATCTGCTAAATTTATAGTTCCTGAATTTACTGTAGTTGTTGTACCACTAACTATTAAATCTCCACCTATTGTTACTCCACCTGTAAAGGTAGCCACATCATCTGATTGTGTTCCAATAGTAAAATTACCTAAAAAGTCACTATTCAACTTTGTTTTTAAATTAGCAACACTAACATCAACATCGGTATTAGCCGTAATTGCATGAGCAACTGCTATATCTTTAATGTCTTTAGGAGCAAATACTCTAATTGCAGTTGAAGTTCCTGCATTTTTTTCATTATCAGTAACTTGTGAAACTACATTATGGTATGCATTTTTTATTTCTGTATCTGTTTGGTCAGCAGTAGCCCCACTTTCAGGGTCGGTTGACCAATTGTAAAGAGTATTTATATCAGATTTAGTTTGGTCAGCAGTAGCATTTGTTTCTATTCCATCTAGTTTTGTTATTTGAGTAGATGTAGCCAATCCTGTTTGGGATGAAGTAGCATTAGGAATTGCACTTGCATATGCTACGTCTTCTGTACGTGCAATTGTTCCACCTGAAGTTGGTAGATTAAGAGTAGCCCCTCCTTTTGTTATTGTACCATCTGTATTAATTCTAAGAGTTTCAGCACTACTATTAATAATACTTAGCCCTTGATTAGTTTGAGTGTAACCTAACCATTGTACGGGTCTAGATGTATTACTATTTCCTGAATTTTTAATATTTTTTATTACTGCAATTGGTATATCATTAGGACTTAACACTGAAACGGTAGTCTCTGAAAATCCTGTTTTAGCACCATCTCTAATTTCTAAAGAATTAGTTGTGCCATCTAACTTAACAACTAATACGCTATAATGGTCAAAACCTGTATTAACAACTGTTTGTGGGCTAACTGTTGCTCCAGTAACTTCTACAAGTAAACCATTTCTTAAAATTTTACCCGTTGCTACTGCATAAGTAGTATACCCAAGTGCTGAACCTTGAGTAATTGTAAATCCACTAATTACTCTATTACCCGCAGTAGCAATATTTAATGTAGATATAATTGAACTATGTATACTATCAACTTCATCCTTTAATCTTGCAGTATTGCTTGCTGAAGTAGAGAAGGTACTAATAAAACCTGAATTAGTTTGGTCTACCATTTTAATTCACTTCCACCGTTATTGTAAATGTAATTGTGTCATTTGAAGCGACCACACCTGTATTGGGGAAAGCAGTTCGACTTAGTAATGTTCCGTTCGTGTGAAACACACCAATTTCAGAAATTCCTTGTGTTCCAAGTTCTGCTCCTGTAAAATCTACTACCCACTGTAGTCTATTTCCTATCATACTAGGTGTTTGTCCTGTTTTAGTAGCCACAATAGAATCCAATAAACTCTGTGAAGCGGCAGTATCATCTCTACCATTTCCTACTGATACTGTAGTATAATTTGCCTTAATATATGAACTCGCTATATCTATTTTTCCTACATCTACTATCATTTTTTTACCTACCTATTGTTCATAATATTCTTCATTATATCTTTTAATAATTTCAGTTTCATGTTCTATTCCCACACTTTGATTTAAACTCATTGCACTACTTATTCCAAAATTTGAACCTTGCCCCGTAGGAGTGGATATAGTATAGCCGAAGGATAACTGATTTATATTTATACCATCAAAAATGTATCTTCCTGTAGAAGTATTTATTGCATCTTTAGAAAAGGTAGTAGTTGCTTCAGACTGTTGTTGTAGTGTAATTTCAGATAATCTTTCTGCTATAGTTTTATTAAAAGTTCCAACAGTAATATCTAATACACCTGCTAATACATTTTCTATTTCAAAAACTCTATAGTCATCATTAGGTATATTATGTTCAGGGAAATTTAAATTAACTATATCTCCGGCAGTTAATAATTCTAATCCTTTCTTCTGTAAAGTTAATTTAATTTTTCTTGAATCATTATGATATACACTCAAGATACTATTAGCCTTTTGCTGAGCCTCACTTTTAGTTTTAATATTAGGGTCTATATGCCTAATAACTTTTTTAGGTGCATCTGTTTCTATTTTAGCAGTATAGGTAACTTTGTCTCCTATTACAATTACTTCATTAGCCTTATCAAAAAGACTCACATTATTTTCTACAGAAATTAAACGGTCAGTTTCTCTATAGTTAATTGAAAATTTTCTTAATTTTTTTGTATCACCAATATTAGATAACAATATCTTATCATCTTTAATTGTGTATTCTAAATCTTTATTATTTGCCAATACATTTAATGCAGATAAAGTATCTAAATTTGAAAAATTTAAAGTACTAACAAATGTTTTTTGATTAACTTTAACGAATTCATTTCCTTGTATTGGGGTATAATATAATTTATCTACTGTAATTCTGTTACCAGTAACCGATTGATTAGAACTATTATTACCATCAGTTATAGCAGTAACTTGACCTACTAAATATCCTGTGTGAGTATATATAATATCTCCTACAGTTATATTAGTAACTTTATCATAACAATTTAACTTTGTAGCGTGTATCCCAAGACTACCACTAGCACCTTGTACTTCAAAAATATTACCTGTTTCCGTAATAAAACTACTACTTCTGTCTAAATCTAAACCGGATTCTAATACAAGTTTTTGTATGGCCGTGTCAACATTTGTACCTACATTGAAAGTTGCTCCAATATGACATCTATCTAATTCTTTCAGTTTAGGACGACCTTCTAATGTTAAATCAATAACTTCAGAAAAAGATACTACCCCATTACCATTTAATTCCCCACCAAATGTAAATGTTAATCCTACTTCGGTATCTGCTCCTAAACTAGTACGTGAAGTACTAACAGTAATATTTTGTCTAGAAGAGGTTGTTCCATCAGTTACATATGTGTCTAAAACTTGCCCATCTGTAAAATTATCATTTACTGTATCAATAGTTCTTCTTTCAATATATGTGTTTAAATTATCTATATCTAATAATAAATACATATCGTATACAGTTTCAACTCTAGAATAGTCAGTTTCATTACTAATTCCTTGTCCTGTTTTAAAATCTATAAAATTATCTAAGCGGTTATTCATAACATTAAAAGAAATTTTATCTGTTACGCTATTAAAAGTAGTTTCAGAAATTTTCATTAATCTATATTTAGTTCCGTTATTACTGACATCTATAGCAGTATCAAAAGTAAGTACGTGTGTTTCTATAGCAGAAGCAGATGGGGCTACTGAAACAGTATGTGAAAGAATTTTTGCAATGAATAAAGGTGAACCATCAACAAATTGATTACTTAATGTATTCCCTCCATTTAGTTTTTCAGATACTATATATTGTCCAGTTAGATTAGGAACAAAACTAAGCCATATATGTTTACTTACTGCCGAATGTGTAAAGGTTACTGTTTTGTTATTGTTACTAAATACTAATGTAGATGATACCGCAGTTAAATCAAACATTGGTTTTACAATAAATTGTGCAGAGACAACTGTACCCAAATTAGTATTATGAGTACTTCCTGAATCAACTAATGAATTAGTTTTAGCAAACTCTCCATCTAAATCTGAAAAGTTACCTTCTAAGAAATGACTACTTGCCTTAGTTCCAATCATTGACTTATCATCATCTTTTTCATCTATCATTAAATTTCTAGTATGCTGTGTTTCAGAAGTAGTACTTACATCTGCTTCATAATCATTATATCTAGCACTTGTATCTAATTCTAGTTTAGAAGCCATAATAGCATTATCAGAAAACTTAGGTTTTCTTCCTTTATTTCCTGTAACTGCTAGTTGAACATCTTTAAACACTCCTATACAATTATCGTATAAATGTGCTATTCCTTGACTTGCACCATCAGAAGTTATACCCAATCCATATTTATCTGCTATAGTTACATCACTACCCTCATTAAATTGCCTATCTACTAATGCCGCTATCACTCTAGACGTATGTAAGAAGTTAGTATTTTGACCAAACCATGCATCGGGGTGATGAAATGGAGAAAAGGTTCTTCCTCTATTATTATTACCTGCTCCAGTTTCCGCTTTTGGTATAATAGGTAATATAATATTATGACCGTTAAATTCAGAATCACTTTCACTAGAACCACTTCTTAATTTACCACCATATCTGAAATTAGTTAATACAGTCATAGGGCTAGGTATAAATACATCAGTAAATCTCAAATCATGTGTATTCGTAGTTCTAACAGTTCTTAAATAATTACTTACAACAGATGGAGTTACTAACTTATCTATCATACTTGTTTTATTAGAATATAAAGGAAATGATTGAACTCCAAAATATTTAACATTAGAACTATCATCATAACCTTGAAAAGTTAAAATGTCATCAAAGATAGTTGTGTTTCCACCAAAGTTTGCACTATTACCATTCCACTGTTGGTCAGCAGAAGTACTACTCCAAGTTCCATGTTGCTTAACTCCTAAAAAACCATTAATTCTAACTGGATTTTCTATGGCTAAAGTTTCAGAAGTGTTTACCCCAATAAAATCTGTTGTATAATATACATTACCACCTAAAGAACCACTTCCTATATCGTCAGATGACAAACGAACATTTGAAGAATTACTATTCAAAGCCATGTCATCTGTTGCTGTTTCTAATGCAGGTTTATCCATCATCACATAATCAAAATATGGAACAGTTGGTATTTTAGTATTTTTAGTTAGGGCATCATATTCTATAGGATTAAAATGCCAATCAAAAGTTGCTTCTACTAACCTAATTACTCCCCAACGTTTCATATCATTAGGAGTTTGAGAAGCACTTTTTATAGACATAGATTCAAATTCATTATCTGTAATTAAGGTTTGTTGTGTAGAACCTGTATAATTACTATGGTTAGTCACATTATTAGAATTTTTATGTTTAGATTCTAATAACAAACCATAATCCAAATAAGAATGTTCTGAATGTGTTGCATTTCCAATATGATTCCATCTAAGTTTAGAATTAGGATATATGTCTCCGGTTACAAATAATTCAAGAGGTACAGTTCTAGGGTCAATTTGTTTAAAAACATCATAGTCTATATCTGCCTCATACCAATTACTACCCACTTGATATGGATATGATTTAATTAATTTGTCTTGAGAATGACCATAAAAATTACTTAGATGATTCCATCCATCTAAAGTATTACTACCATTAATAGGTGAATTTGTCTGACTAACTGCAACATCATATAACGTTCCATCTGCATATAATCCTATTGCTACTCCATATCCTTGAATTTTTTGTCCGGTAATTCCTATGTTGTATATACTATTTTGCGTTTGAGTAATTGTTCCTTCTTTAAATTTTTGAATATCCCAAAAACGCATGGTATCTTTAGGTATGTAAAAATTAGTATTAGTATCAGTAAGTCTATGTAAAAAACCACCTGTATTAATATTATTATTTATTAAATAAATACTTCTTGTACTTCTAGAATCTAAAGTATTATTTTCTATTCTACCTAATATCATTGGGAAATTAGGAGCAATGCTAATGATAGTGTTATTTTCTGATTTAGTGTTAATATCTACAATGTTAAATGTTTCAGCATTAGTTGTGGCAATATTATTATCTGTAATAGTTACCCCATTCTCATCTCCTAATTTAAAACCATAATACGAATCGTTAGTACTGGCTCTAATGGGAGAATTTATATCATAACCTAAAGAACCATCTGATTCTAATGAACCTGTATTAGAAGAATTGAACAAAATAGTTGGTGTTGGTGTCGAACCTGTATTGCCATTTCCCGCATCAGTAGTAGCAAGATAATCGTAAGTAAATCCATTTTCAAATGATAAACCATTCTCAATAAAACTACTACTATCAAGTATGCTATTAGATAATAATTTATTATGGCTTAATGTTTTTAATGTAGAAATATAATTACCATCTTCTAACGGACTAAAATATTTAACGTCTGATGCTGTAGATACTAATGCCGGATGGGATAAAGTTATAGTAACTGTACTATTAGTAGTTCCACTAACTGAAGCAGAAGATACTTCTCCAATTAATTGACCATTACTATCAACATAAAGCCAATATTTTCTAGGAACATGACCTCCTGACGAAACTTGATTAACGCCATTTAGAGTTAATGTACTACCACTTATAGAAACACTAGCAGTACTAATTGAAGAAAAAGCAGTTTTAGGAGGCATACTAGAATATATAATATCAGAAGATGTGTTTAGATTTAGGTTAGTTACATCATTAATAATTTTAGAACTTTTATCTCTACCAACTACTTCATATGTCATTAATCCATATTCTTGTTTACTAGTAATATCTTCAATATTACCATTAAATATTTCTTCAGTTATAGAATAAGCACCACTATAATAATAAAGTCTGCTAATTGTAGTAGGTTGATAGAATGTCTTATTAGTATCTAAAATCTTAGCATATTTATTATCCTTATCAGCAAACTCAATTTCATTTATATTTTTAGGAAATAAATTAGGAACTAATCTACTTTTATACATTCTACTTTTTTCTTTAGTAATACTAAACTCATTTAATGTAATTAAATTATTTTTTAAATGGTGAACTTGAGTATCAGGCGTAAAATCAAAATTTAAATAACTATCATTAGTAATTGACGTAACAAATAATTTTTGTTTATCGAACTCATGTATCGCCGAAGAAACTGTCCAAACATTTGCCCCTTTTACTTTATTGGCAAGAACTTGAAAACTTTGAGTATTATTTGATTTGGAATTTATTGAATTAATTACATAATAATAGTTATCTATTTCTACAATATCTTTATTCCCTAAAAAACTTTTTAAATCAATATTTTCTGTTTCATTAGTAAATGTAATTAAAGTATTACTTGTTTTACTAACTGTTCCACTTATTTCTCTCATAAAAAAGGAATCATTGTAAATAGCATTACGAAAAGATAAAGGTTTATTCTCTTTTATAGTTTTATGACTTATACCGGAACTATCTACAATTTTAACTCTACCTAATTGACTCACTTGATTATGGGTTTTATTTAAGATAACATCATGTATAAAAGGCATTTTATCATTTTGATATTTAGATTTTTCAAAAGTAATATATTTATTTGGCCCATTTAATCCACCATCTAAAGTAGTTTCAATTAAAGATGAGGAAGTACTAGTATTCCATTTTACATCTGTTGTACTTCGTTTAGCATTTGGAAAAATATATTGCCACCTTGTAGGATTTAAAGTATTTTGATTACCCGAATCTGTATATGCATCAGCATAACCACTATGAGCAATATCTTCATCTAAATACATATCAACTAAAGTAGCATCTAGTTTTTCAAAACCAAAATTTGTTACTCTTTTATTAAATTTACTTTCAGTCATAAACACTACATTCTGAGCAGTTTTTCCTATTTTGTAAGTAACTGAATCAGTTGTAGCACTAATAGCCACTCTTGCAAAATCTAAGTATATTCTATATGCTCCTGCACTACCATATTTTTTTTCTACATTACCAACATGTATATTATTAGAAGTAAATAATGACATTCCTTCTTCTATTTTAGCATAATCGGCATCAGAGATAGTAAAGTATTTGCTAGTTGTACCTCTATTAAATTGAGCGTATCCACCAACAGTTGTGGCTAATGCAATTGTTTGACCATAATTCCACCAACGAAAAGATGTCAAAGTATATTTTTCATGATAGTCTAATTGATTTGGAACATCAAGTCTATCCTCATAAAAATAAAAAGTAGGTGGACTAACACTATTTACCACATCATACTTATCAGTTGAAGTTGTAGTATCTCCTCTTAAACCATAACTTACTGCTACGATATCTGTATCTGTTTTTAATGGGCCTTTGAAAATTTCAAAGTTAGTACCTGATGGAACGGCAGTAGGATAACTAGGAGAAAATTCTAAACCATCACCAAATTCATCAAAGTGAATAATTCTTGTAACCTTAGCAAAGTGTGGTCTAATTGTATCTGTTCCAGCAGTAACAATTTCAGGATTTAATAATATAAAATAATCATAGTTATCTATATCTAATCCTACTTCTCCTGTGGCGGGATAATTAGAAGTAGAATAAATAAATTTTCTATTAGTTTCTGAAGCAGTAGAACCATCAAAACATTTAATTTTATTAGAACTAGTTGTCATAAAATTAGTTGAATGACTAGAAAGTGTTGTATTAATGGGTAAAATTCTATTTCCTATCATAGTAGAAGAATCATTAGAAATAGAACCACCATAAGGTGATTTTCTAATTTCAGTACAAATCATAGAATTTACAAAAGAAGTTGAACTTGTACCATTTTCCCTGTTTAAATTGACACCATATAATATAGGATTTACTGATACATTTCTAAATGCTAGACCAAACTCATCGTATGCCTGATGATATCCTCTATCATTTAGTGATGTAGTAGGAAACCCACTTCCTACGGGATATATCATTCTTCCATCGGCCATTATGTATCACCAAACCTATAATAAAATAAAATATTTTTAAAACTAGGAGTTAATGTAGTTATATCTACAGTAGGTTGAGCAGAAGTATAATATCCTATCTCATACAATTCACCATAAAACTGTTCTTGATTACTACTTCCTCTACCAATTTGACAATCAGACCCATGTAATTGAAACTTTAAAATCTGTGAATCTTCTCTTACCAATCTTGCATTATTAAGATATAATTCTACCATTCCCGAAGAATAATAAACAAAAGAAATTTTAAACATTTCTTCTAAATATAATGCCTCTTTAGGTTGGTCAACATAAATAGTACTAGTAACTGCTGTAGCAGGAGAAGAAGTTAATGTGATTGCTGTACCACTAATTGAATTTACAGTTCCAATTAGTTTAGTAGTAGAATCATATATTTTTGAACCACTACCAAGATTATCTGCCTCTCCTGCCTGTACGTTAATAACTAAATTGTTAGAAGTATTCCACGAATACACATTATTACTTATAGTTCCTGCATTACTTATTACTAAATTACTATCAAAGTTTTCACTTATTGCTTGGTTATTATTAGTAGTAATACTCAATGTTAGAACTGCTCCACTTCTAGAAACACTAATACTACCATTGTGACCATTACTACTTTCAATAGCACTTTTAAGATTAGTAGCAAGAGTTGAAGCAGTGGAACTATTAGTGAAATAAACGTAAATTACTCCACCTATTGTAGCAGTAGAGTTTTGAGATTCAGTTGTAGCCGCATGATATCTTCTTATTGTTCCTGCCGCATCAGTAATTTGTAAGTATTTATCGGGGGTTGTAGTTGTAGCAACTGCACCACCTGAAAAATCAGAATTAGAAAATCCACTTCCATAATTGGTTATAGTCGTATCTCCTAAATTACCGCTACTTGCCACTGTTGCTTGAGTAAGAGTTCTTGAAGTTCCACTTCCAGTAACAAGTATTCCACCATTATGTCCATTACTACTTTCAATAGCCGTTTCTAGATTTCCTGCCGTAGCAGTATTATTTGCTCCTTTTTCAAAATATACTACCGCAGTTCCGTTCAAACTAGTTCCTGTGCTTCCAGTTGTAAATGTGGCATCACCTGTTACTGCCATTTGATAATTTTTAGTTACGTTACCTGAAGCAGTATTATCTATCATAACATAAAAATTATTATTTTTATATTCATCAGCCCCTCCTGTAAACTGCGTATAAGTTAAATCTGCATCTATTAATCCTGTATCAGAAATAGCAATACTAGTAGAACCACTACTATTACCCGCAACACCCGTAGCCTGAGAAGTTAACGTTAAAGGATTATTAGTACTAACACTAAACTTATTAGAACCATGCCCGTTAGCATGTAAAATAGCATTTTTTAAATTATTAGCAGTAGCATTTAGACTAGCCCCATTTCTATAATATACTACGGCAGTTCCGTTACTTGTTCCTGTACTTCCTGTTGATTGTGCATTTGAATCTGAAGCCTTATAATTTTTAGTAGTGTTTGTATGGTCTGTAATTGTAAGATAACTATTTACTACTGTACCTGCATTACCGTTTGCCATACCCGATACAACAAAATCTGTTCCACCTAAGTTAACTCCTAATGTTATATTATTATTAAATTGTGAACTAGGTGGCATAGTTACGGTAATAGTATCGTTAGAGGCATTATAAGAAGTTGTAACATCTCCTGTAGGCATGGCTCTTTCTATGGCAGTTGCTAAATTTTGTGCAGTAAGGTCAATATCTCCGGCTACTCTATGATAAGCAAAGGCTCTTGCCCCAAATGTCAACGCTCCTAATGCTTCACCTGCGTCTTCAGTACCAGCATTTCTAGCAAAAAATCTGTATGTATCTGAACTTTGTGTGCCATCATGATAAAGAATTATTTCTGTACCATTATTAGAAGTCGTATGGGCTTGAACACTTTTCAGTTGTATAGTTCCAGTGGCCGCTACTACGCTTTGGTCAGCAGGAACAGTAAAGTCAGTACCACTATTAATACTATTACCAATATCAATTGTAGCAGTTGCTTTTACTTCACTAGAAACTGCGGCAGTACTACCATGATTATTTACAGTGTATGAACCTGTAGCCGCAGTAGCACTAGTACTAGAATTAACGGGTAATCCACTACCACTAATTGTAACAACTGCACTCGGAGCAACATTAGATGCATTTGTAGATAATCTAGTAAATCTAGTATTTAGCCCATTTTCATAATAACCATTTACATCGTATTTACCACGTAAGACATTAGTAGATGTGATAACAGTATCGCTAGATATTGTTTTAGTTACTCCATTTTTAGTTATTTCAGCAACCACTTTATATTCAGCAGGTTGATTAAAATTAGTAGTGGTAGTATTTTGTAAATATATTTTTAAATTAGTATTATGAAATATCATCATTTTTTGTGTTAAAAAATTTGTATCTCCTAATGTATCAACACTTTCATAGTGAGTTCGATTGCTAGTAATTGAATCGTTTAGATATGGTCTAGTTTTTGTTGATGTTAATACCCCATTACCACTTAATCTATTTGCATATCCATTTACATCATATGGAGTTAAAATGGCTTCTAAAGTAAATGAATCTGTATATTTCCATATATTATTAAGACTCGTTACATCGTTAGTTATAGTAACTCCCGCAGAATAATTTGCTCCTAAGTTTGGAACAATTAACGTAAAATTATTTTTAGCCGTCCAAGAAAAAGGTACGCCGTCAATAGTTCCTGTTCCGGTAGAAGGAAAAGCAGAACCATCTGTTAATTCTAAAGAAGTAGAACCACTAGAGTATCCTGTTGCCGCAGTAGTAGTAATAGAATGGTCTATATTATTATCACGAAAATTTAATTTTAAAAAACCCTTACTTAATAGTGGAAATACTAATTTATAAGAACTACCACTATAAACATTTACCATTTTATTTCCCTCAACTCAATGGATTATCAGAAATAACAGTAGCGATTTCAAACTCCAAAGTAAAATTTATAGACGGAAAATCCGTTCCTGTAATATTAGTACTAAAGGAACGAATAAAACCCTTCATTCCTACAGAAGTAGTATTATTAGCAGTAGTATCTGTATAAGGTGTAAAATAAGGAGCAGGGTTTTTTGTAAAGGCAGTAAAGTCATTATCAAATTTTCTATTTTTCCAAGAAAAGGGAATCAATGGTAGTTGAGAAATATCAGTTGTACCATTTACTCCTGCATGATATCCATAATTTTCATCTACTCTGCTAGGTATTAATACAACCAATTTGTTTAAAGATTGGTCATCTTGTAGAACACTAGAATCAACATTAGAGTGAATTAATTGTGCCATTTCAAAAGAAGTTAAATTAACATCTATTTCATTACCATCACCACTATTATTTTTTATTTTAGTAATGTTTTGTCCTAATAATACTCCTGTCAAACTTACTGTTTTTTGTGCCATTCCCATGTCAAATGCTAAAGAAGTTGCTTCACCTCTAACCATACCGGAAAAAGGAACACCCATACTCATTACAGTTTTATTAGTATTAATAGAAATATCATTTACAAATAAAGGAATTCTGTTTTGACGATGTTCTCCTATTTCATTTCTTCTTTGTAATTCTAAAAATACACTAAAGTTATTGAACCCTTCACCGCTCATTAAAATCTACCTGCCGCACTACCTGTTCTGTTCATTCGCAAATTAATTTCCCTTGCAACTTTATTGGCTATATCTCTAATCTCTGTATCGGATGCACCTACTCTTCCAGTAACATTAACATTGATAACATTACTACTTCCAGTTACCATTCTTCTACTTTCAGCATTAGTATGTACCCTTGCTCCATTTGGTAGTGAAACTAGTTCCGGCCCTCTTTCTCCAACTAGAGTCAAATTTTCTCTTACTATTCCACCTGTTGCTCTACCTGTTATACCCTTATATATTGCTTTACCAAGTGCAGAGAGTAATCCCCCAATTATTGCAATGGTAGCCGCAATTCCTGCAAGGAATACTCCCAATAGAACTTGTCCTACACCCTTTAGAACTGTGACTAATCCAATAAAAAACATTTTAAAATTTCCTTTAAATACTGCTTTAAGCATAAGGAATATTCCACCAAATATCTTTTTAAATCCTTCAAGTAAATGATGTACTATACGAAAACCTTCTCCTAGTTCTTTAAACAATCCAAATATATTTGCCGCTTTTAATATTTTAACTAAGACTATTATTCCAAGACCTATTAAAGTAACATACATTAGCCCTTGTATAAAAAATGTTAATCCTATATTTATAAATTTATATAATGCTGAAGGTATTTTAGCCAATATTCCTGCAACCGGAGACATCTTTTTGAAATATTTTGAACTATATTTTAGTAATAATCTTCTTCTTGCTTTTTCTGTTTTTCCGGTAGGGTCGCCTTTGAGTAAGGCAGTGGCAAATTTATTCGCCCCTGCAACTTTACTACCCATTACTTTTCCGAAATATCCACCTACTTGTCCTGTAAATGCATTTCTTACTTTTTCTTTTTTTCCTGTTCTAGGGTCAATTTCTGTTCTACCTTCTCTAAAATATGCTCCTGCACTTTCAAATGCTAAACCAATTCCACCTTTAGCCTTTCCAACCAATTTCTCACTAATTTGATTTTTAATTCTAAATAAGTCTTTTAATCCTTCTGTTCTTGCCCTTTCTTCACCATGAGTTCTGACCATCATGTCATAATAACTTCCGGTTTCTTTCTCTACCTGTCGAATCTGCTTTTCCATTTCAGCATAACTTTTTGTTAATTTTTGATTATGTTCAAATGCTTTAACAGTAGCCATAGCCGCTTCATTTTGATTATCATTATACATTTTAATGGTATTACCTACGGCTCTAACATAGTTTTGTAATTTCCATAGTCCTGAACCCGATAATATTCTACTAGCAATTGTCCATGCTTTACTTTTATCTGAAAGTTCTCCAAAAGATGCCGCTAAACTATCCGAACTTTCGCTTAAAGTTTGTATGGCTTTACCGAATTCTGTTAGTGCTTCATAATCATCAGACATTCTTTATACCTCCTACTTCTTTTTCTACTTTTTCTGCTTTTAGTGATTCTGCTACAGCGTGAATCTGTGTTAATTCTAACATAAGAGACAACTTTGTGTGTCTTGCTTCATTAGGGTTTATATTAAATATTTTACAATAAGAATATAATAAGATAGTAAATGCTAATTTAGCATCTACTTCTCTTCCTGTTAATGCTTTTCTTATTTCTGTGCTTTTCCCGTATCAGCCCCCGTTATATCCATAAATGGATTAGGAAGAACTTCTTTGAGTTGAGCCCCAATGTAAGGACTCAATCTTAATAGTTCTATAGGAGATAGGGAAGGTTCTGTTTTTCCAATAAATTCCTTTATCATAAATTTATACATTTTAGTTAAATTTAAAGTCATCTCTTGTGTTTGAGAATCTACGTCCATTACAGAAGATAAAGCAGTTTCTACTTGTAACCATGTAGGTTCTTTAACCCACACTTTTATTATTTTATCACTATCTTCTGCGACTTTTATTTCATGCATCGTTTGGTCTACGGTTGCGAACAACCTACTCTTATCATTTTCTATTTCACTCATTTTCTTTTCCACCTACTTTTAAAATCAACAAACAAACAATGTTGATGGAATTTACTTTTTTAGAATATCCTACTTTATCGAATATCCTCCTATTTTGTATTTATGATTTCCCACTTACCGGAATAAGTACAACTATGTAATGTTCTTGCTTTCATAGTAACTTCTACTTCTAATGCAGACTTATCATCAGGGAACGGGATATTAACACTATCTATAATATAATTTTTAAATTGTAAATTAATGTTAGATAATGTTTCTCCTGAACCTTTAGAAAATGATAACTCAATTATACCTTCATTAGATGCTCCAGTTGGGTCAAATTCATCTTGACCTCTTAATTCATCCCATATTTGAGTATCAGTAATTAACATTGTGAAATTTAAATCATATGTTCTTTGAGCAGGACTATGATGGCTAACACTTTTACGGTCATATTTGCCAATGAATCTATGAGGTGTTAAGTTATTTGCTATTGCAAGAGAACCGGATTTTATTCTTGCAAATGTCTGTCCAAATATTTTAATTCCACCATCAGAATACATAAATGGATAATTATCTTCCTTTGTAGAACTAAAATTATGTAAGTTACTTGTAGTATCAATATTTCTTGCAGGAAAATAACCTGATGGGTTATCAAATAAAGTTTTACTTACTAAATCTAAACTACATTTTAATTCTTCTCCTTCATTAAAATTCATAGTAAGAGTATTTACTTGACAACCTGTTGCTAACTTAGACCACATATTTTCTGTAGGAGATAAACTATCTATCTTTCCACCGGAAGAAGTTTTTTCGTGCGACATATCTATAGCGAAAGAAGGAAGTGAATCTCCATTTAATTCTGTAAATGTATAAGTTAAAATTTTACCATTTCTTTGTCTAAAGTTCGCAGGACTTTTGACTGGAGGACAAGATACAGAAGTTAAACTAGAATTACCACCTTTTATTGTCCGAACTATTTCACCAGTACCTCTATTAATATATGTTAATTCAGTAGCACTACTATTTATTGCAGTTTCTAAAGTCGCTAATGCATTACTATCGGCTTCTTCAACTGATATTCCCCCTAAAGCATAATACAACCATGAACCATTATTCATGTTAATATCCATAGAAGCACCACTTACAGTTTCAGCCCCCTTATATTGATGAGTAAAGTTGCGAGTATTACCCAGTGCTAAATTCATTTGATTAAGAGTTACTTCTACATTAGGTGGAGAAAAAGAATTAACTAATCCTAACCAACTGTCTCCTAATACAGTTACTCCATCAGTCTCAACTTTATTACTTGCAATTGTTAATACTGCATCTGTAGGAAGTCCTGTTATAGAAGAACCAGTAGCATTACCCACTGCTAATGTTAGAGTTTCTCCTACGACATAACCATCTCCACCTTTAGTAACGTCTATACTAGTAATACCACCATTAGATGCATGAACAGTAACAGTAGCCTCTGCACCTGTACCCATGCCATTTCCAGTTAATTCTACGTTAGCCCGTACTTGGTTAGCAGTACCACCACTTCCATCATCAGTTATAGTAATAGAAGAAGTACCCAATGTAATTGCACCACCATCAGCAGTATTGTCATCTGAAGTGACTAATGCAGGAGTTGGTGAACCATATGATAAAATTGTAACATCTAAATTAGCCAAATCTTCACTCTGTATAACTTCATTAAATGTTAAAGTAGTTTGAGTGTTATCCTTTATAGTAAAATAACCAACTAAAGGCGTAACACCACTGTCTTCTTCCTTTTCTACTTTAGCCACACAACCAACATATAATTTAGGAACAAGAACTACATCACCATCCCAAGAACTAATAATAGCAGTATTGTTATTAACACAATCTTTCAAATAAATATTAGTTTCCGGTACAAATGTTACCGATTGTCCTGCACCTACGAATGCTTCATTACTAACCATTTTTTTATTCCCTCATGTATTCCTGCCGAACCGTTTCATCTCCACCGAAAGTTTGTAGCCTAATAGTTTTTTACCTCTGTCATTTGAATCACTTCGACTATTTAATTTAACAAGTTCTGCACTATCTTCTATTGTACCGGACGTTCCGCCACCAACATATACGGTTGGTCTAAGCGAGTTCTTCTCTAAAATGTATCGTGTAATTCTATATAAGGATTGTAGTCTATCTCTTGAAAATGTAGGAGTAGAAAAGTCTCTTCTATGTAATACTCTAATGTGTATTGTAAAGCCAAAATCCTCATTTCTTACTGCATAATCTATAGTAGGATAGGAAGTTGAAGATGAATCTTCAAAGACAACTATTATTGATTTTGAATCAGCATCTATTCTTCTACCTTTTTTAGGTTCTATAGAACGAACATCAACAAACTCCGGTGTCTCAACATGACTATTAGTAATATCACCCCTAGAAACTAAAGCACTAGCCGCCGCACTCCATCTATCACTTAATAAACGTAAAAGAAAAGTAACTTCATCCATTTTATCACCTCTTAAATCTCTCTTTATGTATAATGGTTTCTTTAAATTCCTTTTTAATTATTTTAGCATAAGTCTCCATTAACTCTTCCATCATTTTTTCATCAGAAAAAGCAAATTCTGCATATCTACTATCCTTTAAAAATTCATTTCTATCAAGTTGTAGTTGTAGTGCCTCTTTAATTTTAGTACTTATACTTTCCATATTAATCACGATATAAAGTGTATGAGTTTCTTTTTCCCATCTAGAATTTTATTTGCTTCTTCCACCAATATATCATGTTTAGTTTTTAAATCAATATTAGAACCCGATTCTGCAATTAATATAGAGTTATCATCATGCAATAGAATACCTGCGGCGGCTAATTTTGTAGCGGCTTCATGAACTGCTGAAGTAACTCTACCATCACCACTAACATAAGTAACTCTAACTGAATGACTATTGATATGTGGATAATTTCTTAAAAAGAATATTTTTCCTTCATCTCCAATTTGCCAAAAGTCATCAGTTCTTCCTGAATTTTCATTGTCTGCAAACCCTTCTACTGCACCAAAATTAGAACTAATAGTACAATTTTTACCATCATCTCCTAGTAGTAAAGATGAGATAATTACAGTACTTGAATCTTCAGAATCTACAGTAGCATAAAAAAAATCTGAAATATTAATATTAGCATTACCATTAGCAGTTACACTTTTAGCGGCAGTTTCTCCTGTAAACTTTGCAGTTTTTGCAGGAAATACTTCGTTAATTGCATCTACTAATTGACTAGCAGTAGTTTTAGGGCCAAAGGTATCGTAGAAGTGTGTATTTTCTGTAATTGTAAATGTAAAACTTCCTGCGACTAATGTTATATTCCATGCTGAAGTAGTAACAGTAGTAGGCATTGTAATTTTAGCAGTAGCAGATGCTAAGTCTTTCCATTCTCTACCTTGCCAAACTTCTAATCTTAATATTTTTTGTACTTTATGTTGGTCTAATTGTACGAACCCAACATAATCTTTGTAATATTGAATAGGATATGCTCCCATAGAAAATGCTTCAAAATTATGATATTCATGTTTGAATATTATAGGTCTATGAGAAATACCCATAGTATCATCTATTTTACCTTCTACATTTTTAATAATTTTACCTACTTCTACTAAGTTGGGTGTAGTACTTGAAGAAAAAGGACTAATTTGTAAAAGATTAGAAATGTCAGTATGGGTTGTATAGAACCCATTTCCTATAGAATAATTTGGATTAATACTTGTAAAATCACTAGGGGAACTAACTCTTGCCATACTATTATACCAACCCTTCTATGTTTTTAAAGTTCCTAACTAAAGTATTTAAAAATCTATTTATGTTTTTATCAACTTTATCTTTAGCACCTTTCCTATCATTATCAACAACCGCCCTTCCGCCTTTAGATTGTCTTGCTTCTTCTGTAGCAGTTTTTTTCCTATATCCCATCTTAAAAGAAAAGTTCTTAGCATTAACTGTTCCATCTTTTTTGAATTTAATATCTTTATATTCTATAATTGGAATTTCTGTTGCCCCTATTCCCTTTTCTTTTCTAGCCGTTCGTGCTAATGTTTTGAAATCTATATCTACTTCTGCTTTATCTTTTGTACCTGTAAATGAAGTTTCTGTTTTGTTCTTATATAGATTAAAAAATAAACGTGCCTTACTTTCGTTTCCTGCACTAAAATCTCCTTTTTTTGTACTTATTTTTGATTTTATATTATCTAGTAAATTTTTAAATTGTACTAACCTGTCATTTTCTTTTTCTGAAAGTGAATTTATTTGGTCTAAAACACGTATATAATTTTCTATAGCCGTTTTTATATCTGTATTTTCTTCATCGGGGCTAAGTCCTCTTACTACTTTTTTTGTTTGTTCTTCAAAAAATTCTTCAAATTGAGTTGTACCCCCTACAATTGTAGGTATTGGTACAAGTTTTTGAAACAATTTAATTAAAATCTCAGTAAAATTTAATTTCACATATGCGTCTTTTACTAATTCATATTCTAACTCTTTAGGTTCTTCTTCTTCCTCTTCCTCTTCCTCTTCCTCTTCAGTAGTTTCCTCTTCCTCTTCTTCCTCTTCTTCCTCTTCTTCCTCTTCTTCAGGTTTTCTTATTCGAGGACTATTTGGTAAAAAATTCTTCTTCAAATCAATTTTTTCAACTTTACCCATTAATTTTGAAGCATCATTTGTATTCATCATAGTTTCAAATTCACTATATTTATCTTCCAGTTCTGCACTTTCGTCTTCTAATTGTGATTCTTTCATATAAATTGAATCTTTATTAAATTTATCTGCTAAATAAGTTTCTAATCCTTGAACCTCTTCAGCCATTTTAAAAATTTTATCATTTTTACCTAAAAGCATTGAAAATACCCCACAAACTATTTTACCGTCAGTAGGAGTTATTGTGTCAATAATTAATTTTGTTAAAGGAATATTCATATTTAGATTTTTAAATAATAAATTTTCAATTGTTTCTTTGAGTTTTATATTTGTATATGAATCTTTAATATCATTTAATTCAGATGCTAAGGCTGATAGTCCATTATCATCATAGGCAAATTCTTTTGTATTTTTATTTCCTACTAGTTCAATATTTTCTATAATTCTAGTATCTTCTTCTACATCAAAATCACCCCATTTAGTCTTTTTTGTTTTAAACTTTGGAGATAAAAACATTAAAGGTGTTCTTTTATCTTTACCTGCATCTGTAGATTTTATTCCCGCAAATATAGTTTTTGCATCATCTTGTTTTTTTATTTTTAAATCAGAAACTAATTCAAAATTTTCCTTTTCAATATCTCCCAAACCAAAATTTAAAAACACTTCTCTTAAATATGCAGTTTGATTAAATTGAATTACTTTTTCAGATAATATGACTTCTCCCTCTTTACTACTACTAGCGTTAGTTTTAACTGTAATATGTTTCATTATATTATCAAATAAAAGTGGAGAACCTGTTTCTAATTTACCTAATACATCTAAATGGTCATTTAATATATCTTGGTCTATAGCCATATCTTGAAACGCTTGCTCAATTGTATCTCTAAACTCTTTATCTTCTGATAACTTCTTTACATATTCTATATACTCTTTGTAATTCTTGGGGTTTATGCTTGTTGATGAAAAAAATTCAGGTGCATCTCTTAGTGTAGTTTTCTTTTCTTGTTTTCCATATCTTCCCTTTTGACCGGATAAATAGTCTCTAAGTTTTGTATTTTTATCTAAATCCATAAAAGTAATACTATCATCAATAGGATTATCTTTCAGTAATTTTAAAAAATCCGAAAAAGATGTTTTTTTAAAAATATCATTTAAAGATTTTTTTGATAATTGATTGTCACCTTCACCAATCATAATTGTTAAAAAGGATTCTAAATTTATTTTTTTTAATTGATTTAGAAATGCTATTTTATATTCATTATACTCTTCATTACTAAATCCTGCAACAGTTCTTTCTATAGATTCTACATCTACACTACTAGTTTTACTATCTATATTTTTAGCCTCTTCTAAAAATAACTCTATGTCTCTTTTATTTATTTGTAAAATTTTAGGTAATATTTGTTCTACTCTGTTTACATTAGCATCAGCAATAAGAGTATTAGAAAACATATAAAAACACATATATCTAAATAAAAGATTATCTTTTATTAATTCGGGCATAATTTTTGTTTTATCTGATGGAGTAAATATGATGGTAGGAGTAAGTGTTCTACTACTTCCTATGGTATCACTTATAACGTTACTATGAATTATTAGTTTATCCTGTTTACTTATCATTCTATAACCCTCGCTTAAGCCAACCATTTAGCCCAAGCAACGCCTTTAGTTATGGCCGCACCTAATCCTAAACCACTAGTAGGAGGTGTATATGTCATCTGACCTGTATTAGGGTCTATCCAATATGCATTATTCATTTGGTCATATCCGGCAGGTGGTACGGGATATCCACTACCATTATTCATAGCCATTGCTTGTTGATTTATTGCATTGTTCATACCCATTCCCATATTATTACCTTGTATATTTTGAGGATTCATACCCATTGGATTTACTGGTTGAGTTGGCATAGCCTGTTGTGCAGGACTAGAAAATCCTTGTGACTCAAGATATTGTTGTTTAGCCATTCTTCTTTGCATTATAACTTCACTATTAACCGCAGTAGCCAAAAGAGTTTGTAAATCTAATGTAATATTTTCTTCTGTAATAGTATTTAGTGTAGCAACTGCATCGGGGTGTAAGACTATTTCTCCACTACTTTGAGTATTAAATTTTAAATTACCTATAACTTTACTAACACTTCTTTCTACTGCATCTTCTATTAATTTATCCAAAGCCGCTAAAAACGCTTCTCCATGATATTGAAAAAAATCTTCTACATGATTCTCTTGTAGAGTTAATAAATTATTCATAGTTTTAAATTGTGTTTGATTATTAGCATTCATAGATGATAATATTTGTCCATTACTTGTACCAAATAATCCCATTATTCCTCAACTCCCACCTGCTCTTGCACTTGTATCTTCACGCCTTCAGTTAATAAAGTTTTGACTCTTTCATTATTTGCATTACTTTCTATTAAGATTCTAAATAGTTCTTCTTCTTTACTTTCTAGTCCTGCCGTTGGGGGTTTTATTGTCCAACCTAATGCAGATAAAGATTGTATATCTGTCTGTTTTAAACTAGTAAGTGGGCCACTTGCTAAAGGGTTTAAGTTAGGCATTTTAGGAATATAAGCACTATAAGATAAACCATGTTCTTCTGCTAGTATTTGTTGTTCTAACATTTCATATTGTCTATGAATAGAAGCATGTTTATCACAATAAGTTCCTCTCATAGGATAACCCTTTCTTACTTTATGTAATGGTAATGGGGGTCGCATACTATCAGCAGATTCCCAAACTTTTTGTGTTCCACATACAACACATCTATCTTTCATGTTATATTTGAATTTATATGGAATTTTTAAAAAAGTTTTATTTTCCGGTAATAATACTTTTATTATTTCCTTGAGTTGTTTTTTTGGTTTTACACTTTTATACTCATATAGCATTACCGCACCTGCGGCTCTTGCTTGAGTAAACCTATCTAAGAAAGGGTTACTCACGTTTGTCGTTGTTGCTCCTATTAAATTTGGGGGGTTAAAATTCATCGTCATTTTCTTCACCTAGTAATCTTTTATCATTGTTAATATTCCTCTATACACCATTTCTGAATCGGACTTCGCACTCACTATATATTTAAAGCATGGGATTCCTTTATCATTTAACTTTTGCATACCTACTTGAAAAGAATCAAAAATAGGATGCTTATCTATTGAACCTTTATGGTCATATTTGTCTTTCCACAAATCATATTTATTAGCCCATATTCCTACTGCAATTGGATAATCATGATTTTTCTTTTTTCTATTTTTACCATTTACTGTCCAAGAGTTAGCACAAATTGTATCTACTAAAAATGTCCAACATAACTGTTGTTCAATATCAAAATGTTTATCCATATGTCTATCATCTATCATGAAAATTATATATTTTACATGTCTGTTTTTCATGTCTTCTACCCATTCTCCCCAAAAAACTGTTTCTCCCCCTATATCAGCAGTTTTTACTGTATGAGCATCTCCATCTAACTTAACATATTTTCTAGTTGCTTTATGTGTTCCAACAGTTCTTTCTACTATTGTTGGTACTTCTCCTCTAGTTCTTAATTGATGATGTAAAGTTGTCTTCCCTGCTTTGCTCGCACCATATACACCAAATGGAATAGAGTGTAGTCTTTGATATAACTTATTCATACCCTCTACTAATAATATAGCAAATCCGGCCATTACTGACATATATTCACCATAGATGATTCCAAAAGTCTACCATACCTCCCCACAACCAAGAATACATATTAAATCCTAGATGTGCAATTAAATGTCCTAATCCAAAAGATACTATAGATGCAACAATTCCCCATATCCAAAATCTTGCACGAATAAACCATATGTCTGCTGAATGGGCTCTTTGTAAATCATAAGCCATAGCAGACTCATCAAAGCCCATTAGGATTTCTCCTACCATATTTATGACCTCCTATCTACCTTAGTTCTGTTAAGAATGCGGGTGAAACTGTTTGTTCTTCTGCTTTATTAGTTTGACCAAAAGTAGGTAAATTTGTATCTCCATATACGGGAGCAAAGTTTTGTTGAAAGTTTCTCATAGACTCTCTAACTCTCTTACGGTTTTCTTCATCTCTAGCCTTTCTAAACCAATAATTATCAATATTACGTTGAAGTAATCTATCTTCTATCATATCATGAAGCATTAAATCAAAGGCCGCTTTCATAATCATAATAGCACCAATGGTTATAATGCCAAATAATACTCCATGAGCATAACCTCCATATGGGAAGTCTACACCATATTGAGTGTAAAAATAAACATTAACACCGCTAACTGACCCTACGAATAGTATTGTCATTATTAGTCTTGTATCTGTATCTATGCTAGGCATATTACGCAAACTCCACGCTATACGCTACAGTGCAATTACTACCTACCGTTACATCGGCATATAACCCATTAGCACATAATACTCCATGCATATCAAATTCAATATTTTGTGGAGAAGTACTAGATGCTAATAAATTAATTCTAGCAATCTCTGTTCCACTTGCGGCACTTGCATTATCATAAAGTTTTAGTGTACTCAATGCCGCAGTTCCATGATTACTAGTAACAGTAACATGAATACTCATAAGTTTACACCTAGAAGCAGAAACTACTGCATCAGCAGTTTTAACTCCACTTGTTGCACATGTTATAGCCATTACTTCTTCACCTCCTTCTTAGCAGGTGTTTTTTTAGCCGCCTTCTTAGCAGGTGTTTTCTTAGCAGGAGTTTCTAATACTTCTTCTACAACTTTCTTTACTTTTTGTGTAGTAGTTTTCTTAGGAAATAATACTTCTAACAACATCTTTGTATCAGATGTATTATATATTTGACAATAAGTTTGTAAATAACTAGAATTTAAATCTTGAATTGCACTCTTGTCTTTTGCTTCAAAGGTAAACTCTAATTCTTGATTACCTATTAGACTAAGGGCAAGATTAGTAGGTAACTTAGGTTCTATACCTTCATGAGAAATAAAATATTCTATTCCTTTGTCTACAAATTTATACGGTCTTCCTTGTTTTTTTAGTTGTACTTTTACCATTGTTTTCACTCCATAATTAGATAGGTAGCCACTGCTCCCCGATAAGAGGGAGCAATGACTACTATTTTACGTTTTACTCAAAGAAGTCCGTAGACCCTAAGTCTAAATTGCATTCCACTATGAGTTCCACCATCAGCAACTTCTGCTGGTGTAGCCTGTAGTGCTTGTACTAACAACATAGTAAACGAAGCAGTACTAGTGTAAGCACCTGCTTCTGATATAACAAATGTTGGATAAAATAAAACATTTGCAGTACCAGTGTGTGTAACTGCGGTAACTCTAGATAATCCAAAATCACTCGCACTTAACACTACACCTGCTGAATCATAGGTAGAAACATCAATTACTGCATCAACATAATACTCATCTCCGTGTACTTTAGGTGCGGCTATTCCTTTATGGTCAGCCAACAAAGTAACATCGTATACTTCTTCCGCCATATAGAATCACCTAAGCACTCTTCAAGTTAGTAATCTTACCTTGACCTTTAAAGAAGGAACAACATGTTTCTCCCATAGTGCGGTACATTCCTTGATTACCAAGTTTACCAACACCGAATGGGTTTCCATTTGAAATTCCGTCCTCGAAGTATTGTGTAGGCTTCATAACCGCTAACCATAGATGGTCAGTATCTAGAATTAATATATCACTCAATGGGTTAGCAGGGTTTAGACTTGCTTTGTGTGTTTTAGGCATATCCTTTGATGGGATAATTGGTATGTCATAGTATGTTGCAACTCTGAAACCAACTTCTGAACCTTTAACTCCACGAACACCATTATGTGTAGGAACAATTTCTTTCCTATCCATAAATCTCTCTTGGCTTTGTAGTAAGTCAGATATATGTTGTATAGTATCGTATCCTGTTAAAATAACTTTTGGATTTCCACCGTTAACACGTATTCTTCGTAGCATATCATTCAATATTGTTAGAGTTAATACTCTAGGGCCACCTGTATAATTTGTACCAAAATCAACTTCTGCACTCATGAAATCGTTAACACCTGTATATGTTGAACCACTTACAGTTACACCATTATTGTCTGCTCTATTAGCACCAAATAATTTAGTAACGTCTACTAAATCAGTTACGTTAGAACTGCCATCAGCCGCACCCATAGCCGTCATATCAGCATTAGCCATAGCCGCAATTTCTTTGTTAGAAGAAACTATCTTCATTAAAGAAGTATAATTTCTTGTTATGTTAGTTGCAGTTGCATCATCATATCTTTCTAAAGGCATTAGTAACATCTTACTTTGAACTTCAGCGTGATGCTTACCCATGTCTTCTCTAACAATTGCACGTATATCGCCAACACCATCATCAATAGCGGCCATTTCCATTCCAAGTTCAGAGAACTCGAACAGATGTGCTATTGTTTTAGGGCTTGTAAATAGTTTAGTGTATTCAGGAGACAATGCTTTGAATCCATTTGCTCCACCTAATGTTGCGTTTTCTTCTACACCACCAATTTGGTCTGCTCTAGGGGTAGATAAATCAGTAACATTTGAGTCAACCGCAGTATTTCCTATTCCGAAAGCCGCATCTGAACCACCAGCAGGACGGGATTTTAGTATTCTCCAACCACTTGATGTATATGGCCTTTTAGCAATCATTGACAAAACGTTAACTTCTTGATTTAACATTGACCAAACTTTTTGTCCGTAAAGAACGTTATACAAGTCTCCTAAACCTGCCGCTCCACCGGCTAAGTTAGTTGCCGCATCGTGGCCTTGTGCCGCTCCGCCTACAACATTACCAAAACCACCAATAACACCACTACTCTTTAGTAGGGCGTTACCGCTTGCTCCGGCCATTCCGTATGTGCTTGCTTCCAAATCTCTTATTGTATTTATGTATGTCATTCTTAATCTCTCCTTCCAACTAATGTGTGTATATCTCCCCAAGACATGTCTGCTATTGCATCCATTGATGTTGGGAATCCTTCGGGCAAGGCAACTTCTTGTGCTTTGCGTACTTCTGTTTCAGATAGTGATTTGCGTAGTTCCGCAAATTCTTCTTTAAGAGCCGCAACTTCAGAGATAGCATCATATTCGTTTCTCTCTGCCATTGCTTTCTTAACTTCTAATTCTTCAGCAAGTCTTGTTTCAAATTGCTTGCTTAGGGAATCGTATGCGAGTTTTTCAAGACGTTCTGCTTTGAAAGCCTCGTAAGCCTTCTCTACATTTTCTTGACTTAGATTCAAAGTACTGAAATCAGCATCTTCTAATCCTTTAGAAACTTTAAGCGGTGCAGGGGTTGCAGTTGGATTTCCACCACTTACTACTTCTTCTCCTGCTTCTGAATGAGTATTGTCAATGTCTAATGCTTTTGCTTCATCATCGTCCATCTCATCATCGGCTTTCATTTCTTCTTCGCTATCAGTCTTTTCATAGTTCATTTTTTCTTCTTCTGAATCCATGTAACTCATGTCACCTGCGTTCTTCATATCGGCATCTTTTTCTTCTTCCTTGTGAATATCACTAACTTGTTTCATCAAGCCGTTCAACTCCTCAAGTGCTTTTTCCAGTTTATCACTCATTTTATTACCTCCAACATCTTGTTTTAAAATGTCGAATCTCGCTTCGGGATTAATTCCCTTTTCACATATAGTTACCTCATGTAACTCTAACTTGTCAATTTCATTGTATTGACCGAACTCATCTGATTTTTTACTACGCTTTGATATTGCTTGTCCACCAATACTAAAGGAGCGTAGTGTTCCTTTTCTAATTCCTCTTGAAATTTCTTTTGCTTTTTCTATGTCATCTCTTAATTTAATAACAACATAAAAACCAACATTATCTACTTCTGTTTTATGAAGCATTCCATTTTTATCTCTGTAGTTTTCAATTACTTCTCCAACTTGAACATTAGAATGATTAGACATTACATTTCTGTATTTCTTTTCACTCATATATTTTGCAACTGCGTCATTTAATGCTTCTAATGTAATTAAGTCGTTTTGTTTATCTACTATTTCAATAGAAGCATAACCTCCAATAACTAAATCATCAGACTTTAAAATGCTAAAATGACCAGAGGTGTTATCCTCTTTTCTTAACATCTGCATCGCTTGCACGAACAGTCAGTTTAAACTCTTACTATATAAGTTACGTGCTATTTTTTTGTGGAAACTCTAAATTTGCATACTTATCTTCTGTAATATCCCACAATTTTTCATCCTCATCTAATGGTAACATTTCTTGTTTTTTACCTGTCCATGCAAGCCATACATTTTTTTCATTTACTGGCAAAACTCTTATATGAATTCTAGTATCAAATTTATCCCCATTTAATTTATATTCATGATAACCTTGTTTTTGTACTCCAAGAAGTAACTCTCCTTCATCTAAAGTTTTACCGCTATCTAGATTTTTTGCAACAATAGCAGGATATTTACCGGACTTACCAAATAAATTAAAAATATCTTCGGAGTCTTCAATTTCTATTGTCCAAGCATTTCTTTTATCTTTATATTCTATAATAAAATCAATATTTTCATCTTCTCTACGTTTAATTACAAACTTACCCTTTCTGTCTTCTTTTTGTAATACTTCTATATCTTTTGTAAGTTCATCACTTTGCACACTAAATTTGTTCGGGTGATGATAAACAAAACTTACATCACCTTCTGTTTTCATCCAACTCATTAATTTATCTTCTTTATTATCAAATACATCTTCAAATGTTTCGGGATAGTTATCTCTAACAAATTCTGCTATCTTTTCAAATGTTACTTTGGGTCTACCTGATTCTAAAATTTCATTTTTAATTGCAATTCTTAATGTTGACCTTTTAGTTTTTATGATTTCAGTAAGTTGTTCTTTCCATATATCTATATTATGAAGTGCATTTTTTTGCATTAATGTATCTCCCTCAAAACCATAAATAGTAAATCCATCTAAATCTTCTTTTAGTATAATTTCAGCAGTACCGTGTATCTCATCTGTAACATAATATGCTTTCTTAACTTTCTTTTGACTCTCTCCTACTCCACTCATAATTTTATAAGGTGTTCTTAATACATTATCCCCTAAGAAATCTAAAGCATCAGTTAAAGATTTTTTAGTTTTAGATGCTAAGTGTTCCAATGTCTCAAATGTATCAGAAACTAAAACTTCAGGAACTTCTATCACCTTAGCAGAATATAGACTAAAGGACTTACCTTTCTTTTTTACTTCATCTACTTTTACTCTTACTACTTTTCCAACTTCTACATTGGTTTTAGTGTTTAATGCTTTACCTACTTCTAGATATTCCTTATCTTCAAACTCAACTGTTTCATACTCTCTAACAACAGAAGCGGGAACTGGCCCAATTCCCATAGTATAAGAATGTAAACCACTTTTAGTTTTTCTATCTTTTAATACAATTACATCTAAGTCTACAAACTTTTTCCACTTAATCCATTTTGGATTTTGTGCTACTCCACGATAATATGTTGACTCCATATCTTTTATTACTACTCCCTCAGATGCAGGAAGTTTCATGATATCTTTAGAATATTCTAAAACCTCTTTTATTGAATCAGCCATACGTGTATCTTTTTTAGACGGGAATGCCAACATTTCAGAAGAATGTTGTGAATATTGATACAATAAAATATTAATTCTTTCTCTTAATGCTTCTTCCATAACAGATTTACCTTCATGTTGCATGATATCAAAAACATGAGCCTTCAATACTCCTTTCTTATTTTCATCTTTTAATTTAAAAACATAAGATATTGTTTCCGCTCTGTGTAGTGGTTCATCGTCCAAAAATAACATTAATTCTGCATCTAATATACAACTACCAAAATGTTTCTTTTTTATTTCTTCTACTTGTTCAGGACATTTATCAGTAATATCTATTTTATTATATGAATAAATTTTTATATTATTATCTACTTTATGAATCTGAATTCTCATTCCATCATATTTTTCTTGAACAACAAACTCTCCACTTAATCCTTTAATTTCTTTTAAATCATCTATTTCAAAAATTCTAAACATTGGTTTGTTTGGGATAAGAAAATCTATAGCAGACTTTTCCTCTTCACTTTTAGTTTCTGCCTTCTTTAAAGTAGGAATATCTACTTCTTCTAAATCTTCCCAATTATCTTCCCCATATTTTTCAATAAACATATCTTCTAATCTTTTTAATGCCCCTTTAATTTTGCTAGATAATCTATCTGTTGTTTTGTTTTCCCCATAATGTTCTTTGATATACAATTCAATATCATCTATTTCTAAGTCTAAACCCATAGACCCTTGAGTAATTTCATCGGGAGGTAAATCATTTTTTATCCAAACTTGTTTAGGTATAGCATTATTGTGTGAGCGAATAGCATAATGTAAAAAAGCAATTAGATGGTGTTCCTTTTCTAACAATTTATCAACTACATCATCACCTAATGTTTTTGAAAAGGGGTCAGATACAGACTTAGATTTAAACCGCATTTCTTTTATATTATCATATATTCTTTGTGCAGTAACAGATGTAGGGTCTTTGGCTTCACCGGAAAAAACATCTTTTTCTTCTACATATTTTTTTAATTCTTTAGAAAAGTCATCTAAAGAATCAAACATATCTCTTATTTCTTCTACTGATGATTTCCACTTAGACCCATATTCAGAAGGGTCATCTTTAGCCGATAAAAAGGAATATCTAACTCTTTCAAAAAAGTCTAAAACTCTTTTTGATAAATCATTAGTTTTCTTTTCAAAACTGATTCCTGTCTGAGGCATCTAACATCACTATCTCAACCAAAATAAGGTTTGTCTCCAATGTATCCATCATTAGCATCTTTACTCATTTTAGGTTTTTCTTCTGATGGTTTTTTGGTTGGACGTTTCACCTTGTCCTCTTCGCCCAAATGGTCAAGTTCATCTAAATCTCCTAATTCATTAACTTCAACATCAACTACTGAATCTTCTTTTTTAGCCTTAACAACTTCTAATAATTTTTTTGCATGTTCTATGGCAATTTCTGCTACTCTTTCTTCCTTTGTTACTTTTTCCGGCATATCTATTTCCCCATTTTATTAACAGTGTCATGTATTTGTGACCAATCCATTTTAGAAATGTCACTAACAGTATGTTCATTTCTAATAGCAGGTGTTGGTGTATCTACTACAACAAACCCTGATTTCATTAAAATATTATCTTTATTATATACTGCATCTTCTAAAGTTTTAACCTTAGAAACTAACTCTTTTAATAATAATAATATTTCCTCAGACTCTCCACTAATAGTAACCACCTACCGCTTCATCCTCTGCTATAGTCTTAAAACATTCCCGAAGTTCTCCCCTCAAGTATTCTTTCCAATTTATTTCTTGCATATTATTTGTCTCCTAATTTCCCTTTACTTTTTGGATATACTAATCCACGTAATTGATTGTATAATGTTTCATAATCCTTTCTTAATTTTGAGGCCGTAGCAACAATATCTAAATTCTTTTCTTCAAACCCTTTCATCTCTTTAGTTAATTTTTTATCTGTCTTTACTAAATCTAAATCTTTTAACTCATCTATTAGTTCTGTGAGTTTTGTCATTTCTTGACCAAAAAATTCTGTAGGCTCACTTGCTTGAAGAACTTTTTTTAGTTTCTTTCTTCTTTTAGAATCAGTCTTACCTATAGCATCTTCTAAACTAAATAATGAGGGTTCATCTTTTTTGAGAATATTTTCCCAACTCATAAACTCCTCTCCAATAATGCTTTCTTACGCTTTACTTTTCTTAAAGCCTTTGCTATTTGTTCATCTAAGGTTAATTCTTCAAACTCATAACTTTTCTTAACCATATCATCTCTTTCTAATAGTTCTTCTATACCATTTTCTACATCTTGATTGCGAACAAAATCTGTATTTTTGAAAATTTCTATAGATTTCTTTTGAGTTTCTAATAATTTTTCATATTCTTCTATTTTTTCAGTATCTATCTTTTGCTCTTTCAATCTCTTTTCTAGTTCAGATATTTCTTTTAATTGTTCACTAATATCTAAATCCATTTTTTGATTTTTAATAATTTGAAAAATGTCAGAATCTTCAATATCAACTGTTCTACCTAATGAAAATAAAATCTGATATAAAAATTCTAAGGGTTCAATAAACGATACCAATATTCTATTTGTTCCTTGTAATCGTCCAGTAACACCTACTGCCCAATTTTCCTCTCCTTCTAAAAGGGCTTCTCTTAAAGTAGCAGAATCAGAAGGAATATTTTCTTCCATTAATTCTAATACATCATCAAAGGTTGTCATAAAACTATACATATCTGATATTAATCTATCTTCATTTTTTAATTGTGAAATAGCAATATTTTTATCAGAAGGAGATAAACTATTTTTATTTGGAGTAAGAATTACTTCTTTTAATTTCTTATATTTAGACAATATCTGTTGTCTTGTTTTAACATTTTTTAGTTTATCTGATGCTTGTAGTATTTCAGATATTAATTTTAAAGATTTTGATTCACTATCTTTTCTTTCTTTTCTCGTAGAAGATACTTCTAAACCACTTTCACTTAGGTTCAACTTAGTGACAATTTCTCTCCATATATCAGTAGATTTTTTATTATCATATAATATGATTCTATCTTCCCAATCACCATCACTATCTGTTGTTCCCCAAGAATTTTTATCTTCATCCCATTGAGGTTTTAGATTATTTCTAAATCCACTATCATAATTTATGAATGGGTGTTCATCTTTTACGAAAAAGTTATCAACATTTCCTCTAAATAAAATTTTATTAATTCTTGTGACATTTTTAGGTTCTAATAATCCTATTTGTTCTACTGCTCTTACTCTACTTTTTACTTCTTCTAGAGTTTTATCTGACCAGTCATCTAATAATCTTCGTATTAGTCTATTATTAGATACAGTTTTAGTGTATTTTTTCTTATCCTCTTTAGTGCGTACTTTGCGTTGTTTAGAAAAATATTTCCCACCTAAAATATTTAGAATATCTAATGTAGATTCTAATGCTTTATTAGGACTTTTAAATAAAGGATTATATTGTGGATTAGATTCAACTGTCGCACCATATATAGAATATTTTTTACCTTTCTTTCTCTTTTGATATTTTGGTTGTAAGAAGGCAAAATTTTGATTAGGATTAAATCTAATATTATCTAATTTTTCAATTAATTTTTTTAGGTCATCTTCTTTCATAATAAATTTATTATTTTTACCTACTTCCATAACATACTTTTCACTTTTTAGCATATCTAACAAACGTGTTTGTTTATTTTTTTTACTATCGGGAAAATAAGTATTAATTGTTGTAGAAGGTGGAGTTTGTTTTGTGCTTGTTATTAAATTTTGAAAATAATTACTACCAAAGTTACTTTCTAACGCATCTATTGTTGTATCAACAATGTTCATTGTTTTACGCCAATATAGTCTATATGATTTACGTGCTTCTTCTTTTTTATTTTTATCCTTTTCTTGTTCTATTTTCTCTTTGTCCTTTTTAAGAGTTGGAATTGTTTTTTCTGATAATGTTTTTATTGTGTGTTTAAGTGTTTTTAAATTTTCTATTTTTAATTTGAGTTGTTTTATTTCATCATCATCTTTATCTGCCCGTACTTGATTAAGTAATTGTAAAATGTCAGAATCTTCACTTATATCAACTGTTTTACCTAATGACACTGAAATTTGTTTTTCTATCTCTTTTATGGATTTATCAATGTCTTTTAAATATTTATCAACAGACTCTAATGAAGTAAATGGAATTTTACTTTCTGTTATAGTAGGTTTATATTTAGAACCTTTTTTACCATCCATTGTTGGTGGGGGTAAATTTAAATCTATTTTAGATAACATCATTAAAAATAAAGAAGCGTGAGATAAATCTCTAACATCATACTTTGGTGTAAACGATGGATTTGAGGTCTTTATCTCTTCTAAAGTTCTTTCAAAGATTATTCTTACTTTACGATTTACTTTCCAAAGAGATTTTTTATTGAGTATTTTAAGTTCATTAGGTTCAATAGGTCTAATATCCGACCTTCGTTTTTGTGTTTCACTTAAAGATGGAGTTGGGAATGGATTTTTTACTGTTTCTTTAATTGACTTACCATCTTTATCTTTTATTTCCCTTGTGATTGGTGCTACTAAAGTTTCAAGACCTTCTTCTAGTCTTTCCAAATCTTTGAATCTTGGTTCTAATTCCTGCTCTTTTCTTTTTTGTTCAATTGCTGAAGTTATTCCTTTTCCTTGACCACGCCTTTGTAGTTCTAAAAATTCTTGTAGTTTTTCTTGAGATTTATCCCTAACTTTTAGAATATCTTCCCAATCCATAATAACACCTCAATTAAAATGGACTTTCAGTAGTACTTCTTTTTTTTCTTTTTGGCATTACATTGACATCGGGAACACTAGGCGGTGCTTTGTATGCTTTAGTGTCCGGTGCAATAGTACCTAAAGTAAAGTCTCTATTTTTAGTAACTAAACTATCATAGTGTCTCTTCTCTGCAATCCTTGCATTTTTCATTTCTTTTTCTATATCTCTTATACCTTTTTCACTCATTTTTTTTCCTCCAAATATTTTCTAATTCTTTCATCTGTTTCTGCATTAAGTCTATCTATTTCTTCTTTCCATTTTTTAGCAGACTCAACGAGATTACTCAACCTACCCGCCTCTCTGTTCTTTTATCCACATTTTGATTACCTGCATCTGCGGGTAGCCCACTAAATCTTTTATCAGGCCCTCTTGACATAGATGGTTTATTTCTAGTAGCAGGGGGTTCATCTTCTGATTTTACCTTTTCAGGTTGTCCTGCTTCTGCCATACTAGGTTTTGTACCTGCTTCCATCATTTGACCTAACTGTGATTGGTCTATGTTTGTACCTGCATAAGGGTCTAATTCTATTTCTTCTTCTTCCTCTTCTTCTCCTTCTGCTTTAGGTGCAGGAGGAGGTTTAGAAAATGTAAACCTTCCTTCATCATCCATATCAACTTCAAACCCTAAGTTTTTAATTGATGCCGCAACATTTACTTCTATCTCTCTCTTTCTTAATTTAGCAATCTCATCCTCTTCTTCTGATGGTGGTAATTTTAGTTCCCAATCAAGAATACCAAATTCTTTTGTCATAAAGGGGAATACATAGTTATTCCATATTGTTTGTGCCATTTCTACCGCTCTATTAGTTACAAGTATTTGCATACCATCATTATTTAATCCACCACTAGCAGAGTTGTCTGCCATGAAGATTTTACTAACTCCATAAAACGCAGATATTCTATCTCTTAAATCATCCTTAACTGACATATAATCCATTTCTTTTAGACTATCCATGAACTTTACCCATTCAATAGAACCCTTTCCACCTTCTGCTTCAATTCCCATTACTGGAATAAAGTGTGGGTCTTTTTCCATTTTTTCTTTAACACCTCTCCAAAAAGACTTCATAGAATCCATATTTCTAGTTTGTACTGCTAAAATTCCTTTTGGCATTCTTGCCTTTGTATAAGAAGAATTAACATAATTTTCCATAGCAATTAATGTTGTAACGTTATTCCATAAAGTAATTATTGGAGACAAGCCATATATTCTACTTGGAGAATATTTACTAAAATGTAATACTTCTCCCTTGATGAAATACTGTTCTTGCCCATTAGTTCTGTTAACAAAGTGTACTGGATATAATTTACACCCACATGTTTCACAAGTTCCTGTAGAACTTTGACTAATAGTATCTCTGTGTCTTAAACAAGTATATCCCGTATTGCCTCTCTCTCCTTTCTCATCTGAATAAATATGCATACCAATAGGGTCACCTCGATAAACTTCTTTTATTCTATGCATTTTTATATTATTGTCGTTATCTAAATAATATTCTTTAACCATTACTAAATATGCATCATCCATAATGTTCAAATCATCTTCCATTTCTTTTAAAACATCAATAAACATTTGTTCAGATTTATTAACATAACCACCTAACATCTTTTTAGCATACTTTAATTGTTTAGGGTCGGGCTTAGAAAAATCAAAACTTCCACAATCTCCACATTCTTTGACTGGAGATTTGTATTCCTTTCCACATTTATTACATCTTAATGCAAATTTTTCTTCCCACATATATCCTCTCCTAAACACTTCTTGTTTTAATTGGGTAGTACAAGTTCTAACAATTACAGATTGTTGAGCAATATGATATATTATCGGAGAAGTCAATAAATAAGATGTATCTTTTTCTTGTATTCCAATATTATATACACTACGGTCTAGTGGCTTAGGTGTAGTATTTCTAAATAAACTAGTAAAACTAAATCTTCTTCTTTCAGCCATTAAACCACAATCCCTTCTAGTCTATCCATTTCAAACATTTTAGAATTTTCATGAAATTTAGCAACAGTAGTTGGGTCTATTCCATACTGAGAAAAGTCATACCCTACGTGGTCTTTATGGTTTTCATATTTCATTAATTTAAATAATTCCTCTCTTCTAGATTCATACCATTCTGCCTTTTTATGCGATTTCTTCATTCTTACTAGTTCCAATAATATGTCTGCGTTAGCCCCTTTCATTTTAAAGTGTGGCCTACACTTTGTTAATATTTTTACCACATCATCACCCGAATAGAAATTTAATCTTTGAACAGACCTAGTAGCCTGTGGTGATTTTTGGTCAAGATGTAGTCTACCACAACCTAGAGATTTATGCATTTCCATCATAAATGCTTTACCTCTTTCTCCTGTGGCTATCAAACCAACTCTAGGATTGTAATTTTTATCCATAGTAATATACCCATCTGAATCTATGAAGGCCGCAGTATAGGCATAAATATCTTTTTTAATATCATCATTTAATTTATAGAATGCACCATTTACATTTGTTATATCCATACTTTTAGCCATTTTAGAAATAATGGTTGGTGAAGTTTTTTTAAATAATCTAGTCGGTAATCTTTCATGTATTTGTCTAGAAGAAATACCGTTATTTTCACATACTGCCTTTAATATTTCATGTTTAATAATATCTTTAGTTGTCGTACTTGTCATATATTTTCTCAATATGGATTTGAATTCTCTTTTTGAAACAGACATGGACTTATTTAATTTAGCGTAATCTGAATTATATGGCATATCCCTCATATGTAATTTATCTTCCCAATATTTACAAAGAGTATCAATAATCTCTCTTCTTGTAGACTCCTCAGAAACATAAGATAATTTTATAATATTATCTTCACTACATACCATATCATTTAATATTGGCTTGTATTTTTTAATCCAATATATATCATCAATACTAGTGCTAAGATGGTCAGAATATGCTTTTATTAGATTGTCTATCGAATTTGTAATATCTACTTTTGCACTTCCCTTTAGTGTTCTTCTATACTTTTTTAATTGTTTGACTACTGTTGGTACATCATGTCCTTCTACTTCATATTTTTTAACAATAATATTTAGTTCCTTTTTTGCTTGAGATAAATTAGTATTAAATTTTTTAGCATATTTTTTTTCTATATCAAAATGATTAGAAAGAGGTTGATTATCAAGCCATTTTAAGAAATCACTTTTATCTACTGTTAATTCATCTATAACTCGTTGTTCTTCTTCTGCCAACTTTTCATCTTCTCTAGCAATATTGGCTAATTCATCAAATTCTGTACTTAATTTTTTAGCCATTTTTTCACCTCTAAAAGTTCAACCCCATTAAGCCGGAAGCGGGTCGGGCTAATTGTTGTTTAGGTTCGTCAAAGATGCCCATATCATCTAACAACATAAACACTTCTGTAGAATTATGTGTGGCGGCGGTGGCTAATGCAAGGCTCATTACTAGGTCATCATGAGCCCCGACCCCTTCAAATTTACCTGCTTGAGTAATAGAAAACATAGACAATTCTTCAATTAAAAGATTAGTTACCTGTCTGCTATTATTATCTCCATAAGGAAATTTTATTTTACCATTTTCAATATTCATCTGTAAACTAAGAATTATTTCTTGTTTCTTTTTTCTTGTGGTATTAAAATCTTGAACATTTAAATCTGAAATATTTCTTAATTCTTGAGTAAAAGATTTAGCAAAAGTATTTGTTTCAAATAGAATAACTTCCGGTTCAAAAATTGCTCCTATTAATCTAATCTTTTCTATATTTTGCCTAAAGTCTACATTCTTTGCTCTATCTATATGCACAATAGTTTTATTTTTTTCATCATCCATTTCTATAACAGTAATTACATTATAGTCTCCATCAGTAGAAATAGCAGGGTCAACACCGACATAATATTTGTATCCTTTATCTTTTCTATGTCCTAATTTTAAAACATAATCTCTTGATTTACATTTATCTACAAATTCAGGATTAAATAGAGAAGTACCCGTAGAAATAGGAACACAAAGATATTCTCTTGTAAATTTTAAAGAACCAATTTCTGCTTTTCTTTGCATTAATTGTTCATATCCCCATCTTTCCGGCCATAAAGATTCATTAAGAGAATTTAGGCAAGGATATTTTCTAACACTATAAGCCTCATTTTCTTCCAATTGTGTAAAAATATCAGTATATGAAAAGGGAGTACCTATCATTCTTAAATTAGCAGTATGATGTAATGTAGGTATCATATCTCCAAAGAACCAATCTGTAACTTTTTGAATGCCCACCATACTAAATTCCTTCAAGGGGTCATCAATAATTATTTCTTGAGGGTGAAGCCCTCTAATCTGAGAACCAACTGAACGCTCTAAAATCGCATTACCATTGGTTAACTGAATATTTCCAATAGCCCAACCCCTATTTGGTTTATATTTTTTAAGTGCAGGATGACTAAACATTCTATCTATTTCTCTCATATGAACAAGAGTCTGCTTTTGGTTAGATGAGATATAGAGCATTTGATATGGTGGCTCTTGAAAGACGAGATTCCAAACTACCCAACTATGCATAAAAACAGATTTGCCAAAATCCCTACTACAAATAATAACTGTTCTATCTGTAGTCTGCATCAACTCTAACCATTCGTGCATATATGCAGGGTACATCATTCCTAATACATTTTGAAAAAAATAAGGGAAGGAGTTTTTTGATATCTCCATATCCATAGCAGAAACTAAATCTAAATTATCTAACTCCATGTTATTTCCTCAATTGTAGCATCCACTTTGATATACCCCAATCATCCACATTATCTAAATGTGTGATTCTTTCATTCATGAACATTAAAACATCATCGGGAATTACTTCATGAGTTTTTGGCTTATCTAGTGTAAGACCGGATTTTGTTCTCATAGTTGAGAAACCCGCAATTCTAGGCATTCCCTTTATTGGTTCTAACGCTTTGTCTCTTACTTCTCTAAAAATTCCACCTTTAGGATTTTTTTTACTACCCTTACGATAATCGGGGTGTGTTTTAGCACCGCCAAAATAAGCATAAGGTTTTTTTTCCTTTCCAGTTCTAACGGCATTACCAACAACTGTAACTAATCTAGCCTTTCCATTGTCATTAACAATTGCACCGAACCAATTTTCAATTGGATATTTCCATTCATTGCTAGAACGCATTTCATGAGGCATGTCAGGATTACTTGCATCCCATAGTTCTTTCATGTCCTGTTCATTACCAACCTGTATAATCTTCAATTTATCGTCTTGAAGAATTTGTCTAAGTTTAGGATGAAATTTTTTAATCAAATGTATCACCTAAAATTAGCCTTTATAAAATAAACACCTTCAGAAGAAATACCATACTTTAAACCTAAATCTTGCATAGAATTTGATTCCTTTACAATTTTTGTAATATCTAATGCAGAAACATCAACATTAAATTTAGATTTTAAAATGTCCTGTGTAGTAGAGATATGGTCAAAATTAGATAAATTTCCTCTTTTATAATAAACTGGCTTATCTAAAATTTTTCTAATATTATCATGTGCTTCTAGAATTTGTGCATCTATGCTCTTTGTAATTGTTCTACTAAAGTCGTCCATTGCTTCAGTAAAGTTTACAACAATCGTTTTTAGTTGTGATTTAGTATATGTAGGAACGCCTTGTTTTCTTCTTGCTTTAGCCCTCTTATCTGAAAATCCTAAGTCATTTGCTAGATACATTAATTCACCTTTCTTACCACTACTTTGTTTTAACAAGTCTATTAAAGCATGTAGAGGATATGCACTCTTTTGGTCTACAACTTGGTCAAATAAGGTTTTTGCATTTTTATCAAATATTTCTAATTCTTTGGCCTTTGTAGGTTTTAAGGATGGTTTTAATACTGAGTAATAATATGCTCCTAACTCTGCCTCTATTTCTTTAGCAAAAGGTTTTTTATAAATTATGAGTAACTCTTTATATAACTCTCTTAACAATTTTTCTAATTTTGTAGCACTATCTAATATAGATGGTTTAGTTGTAAAATTTATTAATTCTATAATTCTTTCAATAACCTTAAAATTTCTTGTTGGGAATACTTCTGTCAACCCTCGCATTCTTAGTGCTAATAAATGGAAATATGGTTCATCTTCTTCTTTTGCCCTAACCAACCTTTCAATAATATTAGTATCTAAAATATCTATCTTAGATGCAAATGGTTTATATTGAGTCGAAAGTGGTTTAATGTAATATTCTACTATATTCTCTATCATATCATCAAATGCATCTCTAGCCTCCTCAATTTCTTTAAGTAAGGTTTTTGTATTTGCGTAGGGTTCTATATATCTTTGTCCTGTAGGACTATCTTGACTACCACTTGACTCTTCTGAAGCCCAACCTCCTCCCTGAGTTTTCTTATCCCCGAAGTCGAGTATCTCACTAATTAATTCCAAAAATTTTGTAATTTTTTCTCTATTTTTTTCATATTTATTGTATTCTTGTTGTGTCATTAAACTACTTAATTCTTTAGTAAATGGTAAGAAAAATGTTTTTCTATCTGATATTACCATACTTTTTAACTCATCAACATAATCATTAATATCATCATCAAAATTAAGCCCTAAATCTAAAGACTTACCAGCACTTGATATTGTTTTAAGTTTTCTTCTAAGTCTTCCAATTTCTTTTTTGAATAAAGGAATATTTTTAAAAACTGTTGAATCTTTATCAAAAGCATAAGCATATAGAGGGTCTACGTCAATTTGTGTAAATAAATTATTTACCTTTCTACCAAAAATATCTATCTCTTCAATTTCTTTAGTACCCTTTACCTCAGCAATATCCATACCAAATCCTGCAAAATCCTTATCTTTGGTATATCTAGCAGATGCTTGACGTTCTTTGTCTTCCACGTTTAGCCTTTCTGTTTCATCGGGGTCTGCACCTGTTCTATCTCCTTCAGCCACTCTTATAGGAATGTCATAACCTGCTTCATCACTTGATGCATCAATAGAACCTGCTATAGAACCTTTACCTGTATTTATTCCTTTTTCATCTGTTTCTTCCGAAGAACGTAGTTTACCTTCTTTTGCTCTAGAAATATTAATATCATCACTAATTGGTTTTTTAAACAAGTTTAATTCTTCAAACCCTTTAACATATAAATTATCTTTATTATACCTTTTAATAGTCTGAGGTTTAATTTTTACAATGTAATTAAAAGTATCCTCATCGAAGTCAAAATCTACAATGTTTTGTAAGTGCCTCCATCTATCTATATCATTATTTTTTATTTCCTCATAATTTTTAGTTTCGACAATATCTCTCAATTCTTGTTGAAATCTTTTTATTGATTTAGTAAGGTCTGTATATTTACCACTGTATTTTGCCCAATGTGCATAAATAGAATCTCTTCTTTCAACCTTTTTCAAATCTAAACTACCTAGTAATGTATCGGCTTTAAAATCAATAGTATCAGCATCTAATCTACTTAATCTCTGTCCTGACTTATCTTTTTTACCTAGAATCCTGTCATTTATTAAATCTAAAAATGGTTGTACCTTTACCTTTTGACGACCATAAAATGAACCTGTTAATAGTGCTTTCCAATCTTCTAAAGTATCTTTATCTACTTTTTGTATAAATTGTAAATCACTAGTGGGTGCATTCTCATGTTCAATGAAATCCTTTGCTGACCTCCAAATTGTATTGCCATTACCGAATGCTCTAAATATTTCATCTAACTTTACCTGTTTAGACCTACCAGTAAGATTTTGTCTTTTAGGTGCTGTGCTTAAATTTTTTTCTGTTAAACTACCCTTTTTAGCATACTGTCTAATATAATCTCTAATATCTTCTATTAGTTTATTTAGATTATCTATATACTTTTTTATACCTTTATATTTATTAGTTAAATAGTTTTCAATTTTAATAAGAGTATTCTGTCCAGTTTGTTGTTTACCTTCATCATCAGTTAGAAAATAAGAAGTTAACTCAAGTTCTTTAATTGAAGAGTCATGTGTAAATAAAAACTTAGCATCTTGTATAGAAGTATCGTCATCATCTACTGAAGAACCTTTATCATTGTCTATGAGATATTCAAAGAGAATTTCACTAGGAAAATTTTCTGTAAAATTATCATAAGTTTTTTGAGTTAGTTGTTCTATTTCAGCCAAGTATGTTTCTAATTCTCTATCTAACCGTTCAAAAGTTTCAACATCTACTTTGTCTTTTTTTGCTTCTAATTCATCTAATTTATTTTCTAACTCACCAATGTTTATATTTTTATCTTTTTCATATTTTGGTTCTACAACATATCTTTGAATACTATCTTTTACCGTTTTTGCAACTGCACCTTCATCGAATAATAAAACTTCAAGTATGGTTTTATCTTGAAAAAAAGTTTTAGCATCCATATTACTTCTTCTCCTCTCTACCTTTTGAAAGTAAATTTTGTATTACAAAGACGGGTTCTCTGTCACTAAGTTCATCTGTGTTACTTAGTAAAATAGGTTTAGTTATAACCTCTACTATTTTTTCTTGCGAATCTCTTTTAAAATTCATATGATATTCATTATATTTCTTTTTGAATAATTCCATAAAATCAGAGAATTTTTTTTCCATTTTTTCTTTCTTATCTTCGTACTCTTTTCTCTTTTTCTTATCTTTACCTGTATATTCCTTAAGGTGTATTATTGTCTCTAAAGCAGAGTAAACACTTTTTTCAAATTTTCTATCATCATATACTTTTGATAATCCATAACAAAGCATTAACATTGACATTAAATTTGGATTCTTCGCTTTCATTCCTTCTCTAATCATGGCAGAAGTTATAGTGTTTATTTTGAAATTTTCTATGGTATCTTTAAATTCATCAAGTAATCTTATAGTTTCCTTTTCAGTATTTACTTCGGGTTCATATTGTAAACTAAATCTATCTTGGTTTTTATCATAATTATCGAATAAATATTCAAACTCTCTATTTTTTACATTTTCCAGTGATTTTCCTTTTTTCATTAGTTCTTTTATAGCATCTAATTTTTTAAATTCTACAAGTTTTTCTTCTCTAAATCTGTCTGCTTTTCTTCTTTTCCTAGCAGTATCAACACCTATTTTATTTAGGTCTTCTTTATATTCTTTGATAAATGCATCAATTTCTACACTCACTCTAAGTTTTTCTTTTTTAGATTCTTTTCTTGCTAACTCTTCTACAACTTTATATAAATCTACATCATCTCTAAGTCTTTCTAAGAACTTATTTACACCTGTAAATTTTCTTTCTCCTTCTTCAATATCGGGGTCAGCAGTAGAAACATATCTTTTGAATTCAGTAACTAATTGAGGATGACTTTCTTGATATTTTCCTTGTGATAATCCTCTAAATACACTATCAAGTTCAAGTGCCGTTATTTCTGAAAGTCTTATTTTACCTAGTCTTAAGTTAAAATTTCTAATTAAATATACTAACGTAGGATTTAGTTTGCTTGATTTAGTACCGCTTACTCCAAATAAAATTTTAGCATCTGATTTTTCACTACCACTCATATAAGGTAAAAATTTATCTCTTCCCTTGTTTAATTTAAGTAGTACGTGTTCATAATATCTTAATATAAACTCTTCATTAATATCATTAACTGTTATGTTTTCAGCAAAAGAAGTGGGTAAATCTTTTTCTGAATATTCATCTATTTCAAATAATTTCCCTAAAGAAGTTCTAGTTATTTTAGTTGAAGGAGAGCCCCCTGCTAAGGCACGACCCTGTGCCTCAGTAATAAAATCGGGTAATTTTACAGTTTTCTGTTCGTCTTCGTTAACAAACTTTAGATTAGATAATACATCTTTTTCTGTATCAAAATCTGAACGTAGTGTTAAAGTTATATCAGTTGTATCATAACCAATACCCATAAACTTTTTATCTTTATTTTGTATCTGAAGAACAATATCTTTAATTTGTTTTTTATTTGCCCTACTAAGTCTTTTCATTCTGTTTATATTTTTATCAGTTGAAAGATAATTAAGTAATCCATCTAAATCACTAGCATTTAGTTGAGATATATCTACCTCGTCTATCTTTCTACTTCTTCTTCTAGCCGCTTCTTTAATTTGATTTACTACTTTATTTATTCTATTCTCATCCCATTGTTTACTAGTTAACTTGGTTTTTTCTGTAAACTTTGTTAAAATATCTAAATTGTTTTCCATAGTAGTGATATCTGATGCAGAAGGTGGATTAGGTAATTTAGAAAAGAATTCTACCAATCTTTCTGTTTTCTGTTCATCGGATTCAGTCTTTCTGTTTGGTTCAATTGGTATTATATTTTCAAAATATTTTTTAATTCTATTTATAACGGCACTTAACTGTCTTAATCCTACAGTTGTATTTTTATACTCTAACATTTTTTGGCTTTCTTTCCATTCAGAAATAAGTTCTTTAAGTGTTTGAGCATCATCTAAATAAGATGCTAAGAAGTAAGTTAACTCATTTTTTCTTCTTACTAATGGTTTAACGGGTGTGATTGTAAACTTCAGTGCGTTACGATTTATTTTTTCCTGCGGTAAAGATGACTTATCTTCAGATGCTTTCAGAATATTTTGCCAACTCATTGTAACTTCTCCTGCATTTTATTCTTAATATCTAACCAAACTTGAGGATGATTTTGTGCTAACACTTCTTGCACAATTTGCATTTGTGCGACAATAATTGTATCCTGTCTCTTATGCACTAATTTACCTTTAAACTCCATTAGGTATTTTAAACTCTCTCTAATTTCTTTTGCTAACTTAGTTAACGAATCAATGTACTTAGGATTCAAATCAGTTTCTAAAAATAATTCATCTATCTTTCCTTCTAACCTACCAATGTTATTACTAAGTGTATCAATCTCATCTACTTCTTTTGTTGCTATCATATTGGCCGCAGACTGTTGTACGATAGGTTGCAAATGTTTTGTTAAATGTCTCATAACTTGTGCTTCACTACAATTTAGTGCATGTGCAACTTCAGCAGGAGTAACTTGTGCTTCATATAATTTCATTTCTATTTCTGCCCTATCGGGGCTAACACAAATAGAACATCTAGGGTTAGATGAATTTACAAAACCCTCCATATGATTTCTCTGATGTTTAGAACTAGTTCCACTAGGCCAATTCATTTGCTCATCTAACTCATCTGTTGTAATAATTAGATTTTCTAATTCAGATTCAAGGGATTCCCTATTCTCATGATTACAAAGAGGACATCTTTTTCTAGTTATCAAAATATCACCTAAACTTCATTCATTTCATCTTGGTCAGCAGGGTCAACAAAGTGAACTACTTGTTCTTCTTCATCTTCAGTCGGAGGTATTTCCGGTGGCGAAGATGGAGATTCTTCAGTCATCTCTTCTTCTTCTTCTTTTCTAATTATATCAAACCATTTCATTTTAAATCACCTTATAGCATACTGGACAAAGAACAGTAGTCATAGAATTTTGTTTACTTTCTATTTTACAACACATTTTACTCACTTTTTCTTTTTAGATTTTTTACCTTGACTCATTGCTCTTCTTCTTTCTACTTCCTCTTTAGCCCTTTTAGATTGAGCCCTTCTATTAACTGCAACTTTTTGTGCATATGTTCTAGACTTTAATCTATTAGCATAATCTTTATTCATTAATGCCATTCTTTTACATTGTAGAGGTGTAACATTTATGTAAATACTATCTACATCTATATTTTGAAGTTTTAAAATTTCTTCAAAAAGGTCTACATGTTCCGCCGTACTTGCTTCAATTCTAACAGTTCTTAAAGATTCAGATGCTTGTTTACCATATAAAGTTAAATCAGTTTTCAAAAAAGGACTTCCTTCTTTGACCCACGAAGCAACTTCTTCTCTAACTTTAGGAAATGATTCATATAAATCCTTAGCAATAGTTTTACTAGTAATTCTTGGTGGGTTTTCTCTAGTTCCTGAATATGTTAAATCTTCAACTGCTTTTAAATATTCTTCCATAATAGGTAATAATCCTTTAGACTTCAATGGGTTATTATTTGCTGTAGGAGCATAAAGTGCTTGCCACATAGGGGGTTCAGCAGTATCTTGACTTTCATCATACCATGATTCAGGACAAACCGGAACGTCTTCAAAGTCACCAGTTTCTTTGTCTGTTTTATTACTTCTCCATAATCTATATCTCACTGTTCTATAATGCCCATATACAGTTTCATCATCAATAATATATCCATCGTCATTTATAATGGGGTCACTAAACACAATGTTTCTAGGATTAGTTTCAGAACCCGCAATAGTATGAGATTTTAATTCAGCAACTAATTTTCGTAAAAAAGGTAATTGGTCTTTAGATAAATCATTTTGTTTACCAGCAATAGCATCTAATTGTCTTATTATTTCTACGCCACCTTCATTTGGATTTTTAGGACTAACTAGAGACTCTTTGTTATAACGTTGTCTTGCGATTACTCCATGTTTCTGAATTGCTACTAACAAAGTAGGAACGTTAGCAACTTCCATAAACATGTCTTCTTTTGTAACATCTTTACAAGCCTCTCTCCAATTTTTATAAAGTTGAGTAAAAGGTAGTCCTTTATAATCTGCGATTAATACTGCTCCGCTTGTAGTTTTTATTCGCATTTGTTTTTTCTTTATCGGTTTTTTTGCGGCCATACTTTTTTCTCCTTATGGCTTTATTATTAAATAGGGGTGATGTTCCTGCTGAAGTAGTAGTAACTGCTCCCGACATTCTTAATATGTTAAACCAAGAGTTGTCAGAATTAGCGTCCAAACTTATCAACTCTCATCTACTATTAGAACATAAACTTTATGATTATTACCACTTAACTGTCACGAACCCTTTCTCCACTTCTTATTTTTCTTTTCTTTTGTTTTTTTAGGACTCCATTTAACTTTATTAGCCCAATAAGCACCGGAAAATTTTCCTCTCTTTATATTTTTAGAATGTCTTGATTTAAACGCCTTTCTTTGTCCGGCAGTTTGATTAGTTTTAACTCCCTTTTGACCGAACCTAATAGTCTTAGTTTTTTCACCATCTTTAACTACAACAATGTGAGATTTACTCTTATGGTCAGGAGTTCTTTTTGGCTTACTAAAACCACTAACTCCTGCTCTCTTCAATGCAGGGTGTTTTTTTCTTTTAAGTATATCAAACCAATCACTCATTTTTGCCACGACTCCTCTTCAGGATATAATTCCATAGCCTCTTCTATATCTTCCTTAAAATTTTCAGCAACCTCTAACCAATCAACATCTGATATTGAATCTCCTATTTCATCTCTGTCATTAACGGGAGATAATAAGTCATCCATAAAACCTTTATGTTGAGACATCATTTCGGGCAACTCTTTTGCTATTGCATTTAAAATATCATCAATAACTTCTTTTCTAGACCAACCCCAATCTAGATACCCCTTTACTTTTTGTTTGATTAATTGTATTATTGGGAAATAAATTGCGTCATCGTTAAAAGCCCACAAATATGCACTTCTAGTTGCAGTTCTAGTGTCTTTCAATAGAATATCTTTCCAACTCATTTTTCTCGCCTCATTTGATTTTCTTTTGATGTAGCATCATCATCAATTGGGCCACCTTTAGCCCAAGTAAAACAAGTTCTTGCTGAATGACATTTAAAATCATGCATCCAACAATAACCTAATCTTCCATCATCATCAGTAGATAACGGCATACAATCATCCATTCTTGGAGAAATATCAAAAGCAATACAATTACTACAATTAGATTTTTTTGCTACTTCAGCAGTAGTATTCCATTTCTTTGCATAGTCTTCCCAATAATCTTCATCATTAAGATTTAGTGGGCCATATCTAATATTAGGATTTTTAACTGCGGCATCTCTATTTTTAGTGTTTAACATTAAATCTTGAGTTGGTAGAGGACAAGAGAGTTCTTTCAATATTATTTGCCAACTCATAATCCTTCAACCCTCTTGTATTTTTTCTTGGCAGACTTTCCTCTCGGAACATGTTGCTTACCTTTCCTAGTACCTTCTCTCTTTTTACGGTTTTCATATGCTTTTTCTGAACTAGTCATTGCATCGGCTACTGCTTTTGGTGCATACCTTCCTTTCTTTTTAGACTTAGGAGAAATATAATCCCACTTTTCATTAGTCCATTCAGTCAAAGCCTGTTGTCCTTTTGTTTTGGCTTTCAATGTTTCAAACCAATTATTTGTCACGATATCCACCACCTGCTTTCTTATACGCTAGAGCCAACATCTGTGCTTTTCTAGCAGACCATTGACCTGCCGCACCTCCTTTACTACCTGCTTTTATCCTATTGAAAATTCTTTTACGCATAGATGGCTTGGTGTAATTACCTGCGGAGTTTACCTTAGATTTTTTCTTTTTGAGAACTTCAAACCAACTCATTGTAACTTTTCCCTCATCTTTACTAATTGGAACAATCGGTCACTTGCGTCAAAACTCTCATCCTGCAAAATTAAGATATCTTCTATCGCATTATCTAACTCCACATCATTTGGATTTCTTTTCGCTATGGCACGTAGGTCTTGAAGTATATCTAATTGCTCTCCGTATGTTGTATTTAATTTCATCATGTGACTTAATAATTCAAAATACCATACCTTAGAATCTTGTTTTACTATATCTTTCCAACTCATTCAAAATCCTCTTCCGTTTTACCAAACCAATTTAGAAATGCTTCTCTCATGGGTTTATTAGTTATCCAACCTTTAGGCATTAAACCAACCTCGTTCTTTTTGTAAAGATTCTAGCAACTTTAAGAATAATAACAGTTCCACTAATGAGTCTTGAATATGCAGTTTTTATTACTCTACTCATTTCAAACCCTCACCGCAGAAAACCAATTAGATTCATCGTCTTCAGATTTTGAAAATTTTTCTTTTCTATTTTTCGCATCATTTTTCTTATTACGCAACTCTTCTTTTTTTCTTCTTTTTTCATCTTCTTTTTGTTGTCTTCTTCTTTGTATTTGTTCTAGTTCTAGTTGTCTTTGTCTTTCTACTTCTGCTAGTTTTGCTTCTGCTTCATCTTCCGTTTTACGTTGGTTTTCTTCATTTATCTTGTTCTCTAAGGCTTTTTTACGTCTTCTCTTTTGTTCTGCTCTAGGTAATCCTTTAAATTTTGTTCTTGCTTCTCTTTTTGCTTTTTCTTCATCAGTTTCTTTAGGTGGGTCATTTACTGATGGTTGATTAGTTTTAGGTATTTTACCACCCATTGTTCTAACTCTTCTTCTAGCCGCTCGACTAATTCTTTTGTATTCTGCATCTTCCTCATCTTTTTCTTTTTTGGTTTTTCCACCATATTTCTTTCTTTCTTCTTCTTCTCTTTTTTCCTTATCTTTCATTGCTTGTTCTTCTTTTGCTTGCCTTTCTTTTTCTTGTTCTTCTTTTTCTCTTATTGCTCTTGCTTTTTCTTCTTCGGCTTTCATCCGCTCGTTTTTTTCTTGGGCCGCCTTTGTTTGAATAGTTATCAATTCTTGTAACTTATCTACAATTGATTTTAAACCAACTATTTCTTCTGCTTCATTTTTAGCAACATCATCAAACTCTCGATTAAGAACATTAGAAAGATGAGGATACTTATTCATATCAATCACATCATTTGGGTATGTCCACATTCACTACATTTTAGTTGTCTTTTATATTTTCCTTTAGCCCTAACATCTGTGCCAAAAGTCTTCTTACCACACATAGGACAAACTAATTTTTCTTTTAGTATATTTTCCCAAGACATATTAATCACCTAACTACTACTACTAGCATCTTTAAATTTAGCACATTTTTTACAATAATTACTTCCAGTATTTAGGCTAGTTTCGTGTTTATTTCTCGCATGTATTCTTCTCCCACATAAATCACATTTGAATGTTTCACGCATAGTACCTTCACTATGAGTTTTAAATCTTGTATTATTTGGTCGGTTTTTACCCATCCTTCTAGACATAGCAGTTAAGTAATCTTCTTTACCTTCCGGCCTTTTTCTTTTAATTATATCAAACCAACTCATATTAATCACCTATTTTTTGGTTGTGTATCATAAGCACGTTTTGCTCTTGCAATCAACAAATCATCTCCTCTTGTTCGAGGTCTTACACTTGGCGGTTGTGGCGTAGATGAAGCAGAAGTCTTTGCAAGCATATCTCTAATTCTTTTTGCTTGAGAAGCATGTGCTTTAACTGCCTTCTCTAATTCAGTTGCAATTTCTTCTAGAGTTTTAACGTCCATTTCGTTTTTTAATATATCTTGCCAACTCATTTTACTCACCTAAAACTACGACCTGTTTCTTCTTCTAACTGTGCATGGTCTTCTTCATTCATCATCTTATCATTAGCAATATGACCGCACTTAGCACACAATGGAAGAGAAGGATATTTATATGGAGTACCACACTTAGGGCATTTATCTTTTTTATTTTTTATTATATCTTTCCAACTCATTTTAATCACTCAACTCTATCCCAATCAATTTTTTCACCGTTTGGTAATTTTTTAGGGTTAACAGTGTATTCTCCACTATCGTATTTATCCATAACATAATCATATGGAATATTACCTGAATCTCGTAAATAGGCAAGTTTAGATTTAGCCTTTGCTTCTCCCTCTTCTAATTGTATTACATAGAGTAGAACTTTTGCCGCATGATATTCGCTTTTAGGAATAGCAGGTTCACCGAGAGCAAATTTGTCTCCTGTTATAGGGTTAATTTCTGTTGAGTCAGTTGAATAATTAGTAAGAAACATTGAATTCTCATAAGATAATTCCAAGTTATGCCCATAGGATTTTCCTTTTAGTATATCTTGCCAACTCATTCTAAATCACCTAATAAACCTGCTTCATCAAAAACTAAATGTGCAAAAGGAAATCTATTCCGTAAGTTGCTAACATCACCATTACTAACTGCACTGATAAATTCGTGTAAATCTTGGTTCTCTTCGGGAGTACCATACTGCTCATAATGTTGATTTTGAAAACTATTTAGTCTTGCAACAATTTTCTTATTTTTATTTCCTCTTTTTGGAGTTTTATCCTCATAAGGGTCAACATAAAAATTGTCTTTTAAAGAATCATTTATTTGAAAATAATTAACCGACTCACCGGATTTAAACGGATAATATATTGGAGAAAAATCTTTTAGTTCTTCAACAGCCCAATCCATATCTTTTATCTTATACTTATCTATAAGAGATTTTAATTTGTCTCCTAACTCAGAAACTTCCGCCTGTAATTCATATTCTTCTTCTTTTAAGTCCTCTAAATCATCCTCTTGTTTATGATATTCGGCTTGTTCTACTTGGTCTTTAATAGACTCACTTTCTTGCTCTGCACTTTCTAAGTCAGCCATGAACATCTTTACATCATCGGGTATTTTATAATCAACACTATTGTCTTTTTTTATTATAGTGAACCAACTCATTTAATCTACCTCTCGCCAGTATCGAACTCTCTTAGTGAACCTAACCTTTTAGACCTTTCTTCGTCATATTTCTTTTGCCTCTCTACACCTTGTTGTCCTTTCCTATCAAAAATGATAATCTCATCATTCTTAGTATAACCCGATTCTGTATTCTTTTTACATCTATAACAATAGTCTTCATTTGCCGCCGATAAGTGAGGGTCTTTACCTGATGCGAGGAATAATCCTTTTTTAGCACATTCTTTACAATAACGTGTCCACTTATCTAGAAAGGGATTACGCTTTAAAAGAATATTTTGCCAATTCATCATCTATCTCCCCTTTATCTGCTTAGATTGTTCTAAAACGTAATATTTTAAGTCACGTAATTGGGCTTCAGACAAAGAATACACGTTAGCCGCTAATACTTTCCATAAATCGTCAACTAAAACTTGCTTTTTACTCTTCATTCTTCTTCATCCTTCACTTTATGCTCAAAAAGATAGTCAGAAGCGTCATCCACTGAAGACCAATCATGTTCAGACAAGTCAAATTCTTCACTTATCTCCTCTAATTCATCAATAGCGTCATCTACGTTGTCTTTTTTAAGTAAATTAAACCAAGACACAAATGCCAACCCCAAGAATTACAATAAAGCCGAATATAATCTAGCCTAAAAGGTAATTGATGCGGTAAAATAATTATACCCTTTTATTTTTCAAAAAATGTGGTGGAATTTTTTTACCACTAGCGGCGATTTTTTTTTTCTTAACTGCCTATTCCCACAATAAGCGTTGTAGTTATTAGCATTTATTATCACGCACAAAAAATCTTCGATTTTTATGTGCTTTGTGTTGTATGCTTTAATTAATAAAGGCGGCTCTTTAATATAAGCCAGCGTTTTTTTATCTTTTAACTTATTTAACGTGTTAAAACGCTTAAAATAATTAAAAAATCATGCTAATTAATAAAAATAAAAAATTTTTCGTGCTAAAAAACATAAACAATAAAAAAATAAAAAAAAATTTTTAAAAAGCAAAGCCATATGGTTGTAGATTACACTTTGGGGCTATCTTGGGAGGAGAGGGGCTAAAAAAAATAAAAAAAAGACCCCGCAGAGCCTACCGTTAACTAACGATAGACCCTACAGGGGGTTATGCTTACAGTTCTGCTTTAGTTTTCTTCAACGAAGAAATAACAGCCGGAGAACACTCGGCTTTTGTATTAATATTAGATTGTG